TTGGTCAATATGATGGGTACAAAGGTGAAGATGGAGTAAATCCAGATTCACAGACTCCAACTTTTGTTGCGGGTGATTTGTATATTGATAACTGGAGATGGAAGGGTGTTCCTTTTTACTTTATGACAGGTAAGAAGATGCCTGTAAATTGCGTTGAAGTTGTGATTAAGTTCAAGTCACCTCCACAACAATTGTTTGAGGGACATGAATGTAATGACAGAATTGTAATGAGACTGCAACCAGATCCTCATCTGGATATGCGTATTGATATTAAATCTCCTGGACTAAATGATATGGTAGAACCCGCAATTCTTCAGTATCATTATCCTGTAGAGAAAGCAATTGATGGTTATGTGAAACTCTTTTATGATGCAATCAACGAAGATCAATCGCACTTTGTTCATGCTGATGAGGTATTAGAATCTTGGAGAATTGTTGATGATCTTTTATGCACTGGAGATCAATGTAGGATTATGACAATGCCATATCTTTATAATGAAGGTGTTTGGGGACCTTGGCAAAAAACAGAACTGATTACTAAGTGGGACTATCCACTCAAATTAAAATAGGAGTAAAAAATGAAAGTTGGATTAATTGGATTGGGTAGAATGGGAGAAGGAATGTCCCGTCGTATGATGAAAGCAGGAATAGAAGTTTGGGGTTATAGGAGGAATTATGAAAAGGCTCAGGAAGCTTATGAAAAGGGATTTGTTAATGGAGTTACAACTACTATTCAAAATCTTGTTCAAGTAGTTAAACAAACAAAAACTGGTGGAACACAACCTGGTATTTTTCAGATGGTTGTGCCCGCAGAAACCGTAGAGGAGACAATCAATGAGTTACTACGATATTGTGGTGAAGGAGATATTATTATTGATCATGGCAATAGCAATTTTAAAGACAGTCGGAAGAGAGCAGAACGTCTGGCAAAACTGGGTATCCAATATATTGATTGTGGCACTAGCGGTGGTGTTTATGGTTTGGATCGTGGATACTGTCTTATGGTTGGGGGTGGAAATATTGCAGTCGCCACTTGTTCGCGCATTTTTGATGCCCTCTCCCCAGGAATTGACGCTGCCCCCAGGACTCAATTTGACTCAGACATAACCTCTGCAGAACATGGTTGGTTGCATTGTGGTGGTCCTGGTGCAGGACACTTTGTAAAGATGGTGCATAATGGTATTGAGTATGGTATTATGCAAGCATACGCAGAAGGATTTAACATCATCAAGAACGCTAATGCAGGTGCCCAGTATGTCAGAGAAGGAGATGCAGAGGTTGCCCCTATGGCGGATCCAGAAAGTTACTGCTATGATATTGACGTTGCTGAGGTTGCTGAGTTATGGCGTCGTGGTAGCGTGGTTGGGTCTTGGTTACTTGACCTTACTGCTGATGTGTTACGCAGGGATGGTGTCCTTAAACAGTTCTCTGGAGGCGTATCCGACAGCGGTGAGGGTCGTTGGACTGTTTCTGCCGCTGTGGATCTGGGGATTCCCGCTCCTGTCATTACTACTGCCCTATTTGAAAGATTTAACTCACGCAATCTCGGATCGTTCGGAGCAAAAATCCTAAATGGAATGCGTTACATGTTTGGAGGACACCACGTTAGATAAAATGATTAGTTCAGAAACCCCTTATAAACTAGCAGAAATTGTTAGAGACACTTGGCCCCAATTGTATCGACCATCAAAAAAAGAACCCAAGAAAAAAACTAATAACTAAATACTTCAAAATCTTTTTTGTAATATTCTTCTATATTCTTCACAATATTTTTTGTCATTGAATATTCTTTTCTTTTCGGATTTAATTCTGTATCTTCGTCTCCCCAATAAGAATATTCTTTATCTTCTAGAACATCTCTAGTTAATTCATAATACCAAGATCTAAAATTTTTTGTTAGACCATTTTCAAATCTCCATATTAAAGTGTTTGGACCAATGAATTCATGTTGTGGTCTAAACCAATTTTTAGCATAATGACTAGTCATACGCTCATATTCAATCCAATAACAAAACCCATCATAATCTTCTAATTGATCTAAATCTTCTTTACCATATCCTCTTTTAATAGCAACATTAGAAAATTCTGATTTAAACCTATCTATTGGATTTCTTATTACTGCAAACTGAATGGATTCTGCAACATCCTCTAGGTATTCATATAATGGATAATGTAAATGAAAACACTCTATTCCATATAAATGTAAATCGTCGCTACAATGCAAGACTTCATAGTTATTGTGAACGAGTGTTTGAGTTATAAATCTCCCACCAGTCCTTGGAATATGGACATGAAATGCTTTAATGTTGTCTTTAACAAATAGCGTCATCGGATATAATTAAATATATTCTATAATTATAACATTAATTTTGAAATCAAAACACAAATCATGTTGTAAAGAACATTAATGTATAAAATAGAGAGCAGCAATGAATTGATTATGCCAACACAGTCAACTTGGATTTCTTTTTTTATTATTTTTTCTTTAATTTTACTATTTGCATATTGGGGAGTTAATAACGCTTATGCCTAGAGGAAACGTAACTAAAGACATTATAAAATGTGAGATTCTTAAATTAAAATTAGAGTTAGATAAGGAATGGATGAATAAATCTGGATACGACCCAAAGTGGTTAGCTCATCATTATTTAAATAAGGTATTAGATAAACTTGATGAGTATGCTAGATAAATATATTGAGACCCTAAAGGTAATATAAATGGCAGCAGTACCTTTGAACCTTACTCTAGAACAAGGGGCAGATTTTAATGTAAATTTTACAGTAAGGAATAAAGATTTAACCCCACTTAACTTGTTGGGTTATACTGCTTCTAGTGAAATGAGAAAACATCATACCTCTACTAGAAGTTACTCTTTTAGTATTACCTTTGTTGATAGAGTACAGGGTAAGATTTCCATTGGTATGTCAGATGCAATAACTGCAACTATTCCAGAAGGTAGGTACGTATATGATGTGTTTATTGAATCTTCTAATGGAACAAAAACAAAAGTAATTGCTGGTATGGTATTAGTTCATCCAGGAGTTAGTTTCTAATGTCTGATTATACAATTACTTTAGATGAAGACCAAGGAATAAGTATTGCTAGAGAAGATTATATAATTACTCTAGATAATGGACAAGATGCGAGTATTGGAAGTCCCGATTACAGGATTGGGGTTAATTTTGAGATACCTTCAAAAAGTGTTCAGTATACAAATCTTATTCTAGATGATATATCATCAGAATTTAATGGGTCAAGAAATACATTTAATTTAACTGTAAATGGTGAATCATATACCCCAATTAATGCTCAACAATTAATTATATCTTTAAATGATACTATTCTAAGTCCAGGAATAGACTATAATGTTTCTGGAAGCACCATAATTTTTACCAATCCTCCAGCAGCAAATGTTGGTGGGTCTAATGAATTTTGGGGAGTTGCTCTTAGAACAGTTGCTGATCTTACTAGGACAATTAATTTTGTTTTGGATAATGGATCATTTGATATTACTCCAGGAGTAAAAGGATCTCTTGGATTGGATGTATCTGGAAGAATTGAGTCGTGGACAATAGTATCTGAAGAAACAGGGTCTATTGTTATAGACATTAGAAAAGACCAATACAATACATATCCAGACAATTTAACCTCAATTGTTGGAAGTGAATATCCTAGGTTGATTAATCAATCAAAAAATAGAGATGAATCTCTTTCAACATGGGCAACTGATGTTGTTGCTGGAGATATACTTGATTTTAGAGTTATTTCATGTACAGGAATTACAAAATGCTCTTTATTTTTAAGGTTAAACATCTAAAATAAAAAGTATACTTTTGTATAAATAACTGATAGGAAGCAAATGTCAATTAAACGGAGTCCGCTCACATGGCTTTATTAGTATCCGACGCAGGTGAACTTCAGTCGCTAAGATACCTTGTTAATTCAAATCGCAATATTCCAAGGAACTTAATTCTTAAACTGTACACTTCAAATACAGTTCCAGTTGAGACTGACGTTCCATCACAAACCAAGTATTTTGAACCATATGATTCTACTGGACTGGTAGGATATGGTACTGCACCTTCAACTGGATATCCTCCAGTTATCAACGCAAGAAATGACGAAGATTATACCAGACAGTATGGAATTCTTTTAAATGGAAGTCAGTGGAATGTAAGAACCATTCTATCTGCAATTGCCACTACAACTGGAAGTGGTAATATTAACGAATATACAATTACCGTAGCATCTGTTTCCAATATTGCGGTTGGTCATTATGTAAGTGGTGGTGGAGTTGGAACCAATGCAGTTGTTGCTGCTATTGATGGCAACACTCTTGTTCTTACTGTTAAGAACGCCTCTACCTTCTCTAACCAATCATTAACATTTGGTGTTGGTACAACCACTGCATCATATCCTGAGCAGACATTTACATTCACTTCTGCTGCTAACAATATTTACGGATACTACTTGGTAAGATCGAACAATCTTCCAATCTCCCTGAATGGTGTTCTTCATGCAGTTAATGTTAGTACTGCAACTACTATTGCTAAGTCTCAGACTAGTGGTACTATTGGACAGACTTATGTAACTTTGTTCCCATTTAGCTACACTCCAACTGTATCTGGTGTTGGTTCGGAATTTACTCTAACTGTATCTAGCAATGTCGGCATTAATACCAGACAAAGAGTAATTGGTACTAACATTGCTGATGGAGCAAGAGTTGTTGGTATTATGAATACCACCACAATCGTTCTTGATAGAAAGAATACTGGTGCAGTATCTGGTGTTGCTACATTCTTCCAAGAAATCACAGAAAATATCTGTGTAGGTATGGGTGTTACTCACGGCAACCTTGCTGGTGAGACTGCTGCTATCCCTGCAGGTACAACTATTACTGGTATTGATGAGAGAACTGGAATTGTATATCTAAGCAGCACTCTGTTAAACAACATTCAGTCTGCAACTGGTAACACAGTATACTTCAACTATGCTCAAGTTAGCACTGCTGGAACTACCCATGGATTGGTAGAAGGTGATATTGTTTACATTGCTGCTGGTGCTGCTAACACCACCACAACTTCTGGAACCTATACCATTCACCAAGTACCAAGCACAAGCACATTCAGCACTGTACCTGCTCTGACTGGTATTGGAAGTGCAACTCTCTACAGCAGCATCTTCTTTGCTGAGAGATTTACAAATGGTCCTTACAACATTCAGAACAATGGTGACCAAATCAAAGTTACTCTGAACGTCAGCCTCGACTGATTTATTCAAGGTCTATACTTTATTATGGGGGGGTTGCTTTTGGCGATCCCTCCTATTTTTTTAAGAGATAAGAATTGTTATACAGTCTTCACAATAAATAAAATAAAAGTAAGAGTATGGCATTATTCCAATACGAGGGAATAGGAAGCCTGCGCTCTTTAGGGAATAAACTGAGTTCCCAGAGGGCGGTGTACTCGTATAGCCAATTTTCTATTGTTAATTATGAAGAACTTGATTATGGTAGTATTGTTGATGCTGTAATAGAAGCAGAAGATTACGGAGAAATTACTGCTACTATTGAACAATACTATCAAATTCAAGACTTTGGAACTATTACATTGGATACTGCAAGAGTACCAATGGGTAAATTTGGTATTCACTTAGCAGCAAATGATAGCACCACAAGGATAAGTGTTGGCGGTGTTGAATTTGCATTGTATGGAAGAGCAATAACAACAGTATTCTTCAGTCCAATTAATAGGGTCTTTGACTTCCAGGGGGAAGCATATAATAAGATTTCCTCTTCCTGGTTGGGTAGAGGAAATCTATCTACAGTTGAATCGGAGGGAATAGATGTTGTATCCGCAACACCACCAGCATCTACCCTCCATTTAAAAATATCTGGAGAAGGTGTAGAGCAAGTTATATTTAATCCACAAGATAGAGTATTTAACTTTATTGGTGAGGCAGAGGAGAAGAGAACTTACCAATACGATCAAAGTGATGATATAGACTTTGGTTCTGATGATTGGGGATTCCTTACAGAGCCAGTTCTTAGAAGTGAAGATTATGGTTTAATTACAGATCTTCAGGATATTCCTGTATGGGATTACTCCAATATTGAGGATTGGGGCCTTATTACAGAGAATACTACCACCAAAGTCTATGGTAGATCTAGATTTGCTGGTAGTGCAGAAGAGAAATTTATATTCGCAAATTATGAAGGATCGGTTGGTAACAAACAACCAAGACTGCTCGGAACTGCAAAAGATTATTCAACACCAAAAATTAATGGTGTTGGTAAAATTAGTCTTGAAGGTACGCCTCGTGTCCAAATCAGGATGCACTATAAGGCGGATGGTGGATGGGACTTCTATCCACCAAGATTCCGTGGAGGATCTCTATTTGGATTAAGTAGTGCTACAGAAACTTCAATTGTTAGTGAATCTGCAACTGCCAAACTCTTTAGTATTAATAGTACCACAACATTTAAAGCTGGTCGTAGTGAAGTTGGAGTTAGTGAAAATGATATTTTGGTTAGAGGTGGTGCAGTTTACACCGTCATCTTTAATCAAGTTGATAGAGTATTCACCTTCCGCAACGTTGAAATTAATAGAAGGGCATATGCTTATAATGAATCTTCAATTGTTAATGTTGAAGGAATTGACTATGGTTACATTACAGATACTGTAACCCTATCTGAAGATTATGGATTCATTGGTAATCAAGATTTAGAATTCCCATGGGAAGTTGAAGATTTTGGTATTCTTGATCCTAGAGAGACTAGAACACCATTTGGTCTTGCAAGATTCTATAGCTTTACTAGCACCCCAAGATCCAGAACCTTTATTGGTAATCTTGAAGAAACTCATCTTCTGCTTCGTGGTAGTGCCAAGATTTATGTTCTTCCTAAGTTCACCTCCAAAGGTGATCTTATTAATATCACATCCTCGACAACTGATAGTAGAACCAATTCTGAAGTTGGAACAGGATCTCTATTTGGATTTGATGCTTCAACAGAGACAACTCTTGTTCAACCACCAATTGATTATTCTCAACAACGTATCTTCTCCTTTGCAGGTGAACTTGTTGAGAAATTTGGTAAGGGTAACTATGATGCATCTGGAACTCTCTTTGGTTATTCAAGCACAACTGAGACAAGACTTGTTAGAGATGGATTTGGCGAACTCTTTAATATTACAGGTAAGTTAGAAGAGAAATCTACATTTGTTGAAGTTGGAAGTGGCACACTATTTGGATTTGATGGTGCTGGAGAATCAATTACTTTCTCTTATAATGAAGACTCTGGATTTGGTGCATGTGATGGTGATGATTATGGATTCATTTCTGATATATCTTATGATTTAATAGATTATGGTGCAATTGGTGAATACTATCAATACAACCATGAAGATTATGGTAATCTCTACCCAGATGATTGCCTTGAACCTCAAGGTAAATTTAAGTTCCATAATGGTGTTGATGAATCTCGTACCAATGTGTATGTTGGTAGTGGACGTATATTTGGATTCACTGGAGCAGCAGAATCTATTGGTGTTGAATCAGAATCAGTTGGTATATTCAGGTTTGCTGGAAATGCAGCAGAGTCTACAACTCCTGCAACTGAGATTGGAACTGGTTCACTCTTCAGTTATGTCTCCTTTACCGAGACAACTGCATTTACTCCAGGTAAAGTAGATCCTCTATTTAATATTAGTGGTGGACTTGTTCTTAGTGGAATTAACGAACAAGTATCTGATCTTAAGTTTACTGCTGCTTGGAATGGTTCTGGTTCTCTCTTTAAGTTCTCCGAGACTGACCCATCACGTACCCGTATCTTTATTGCTGAAGGTACGATTAATATTTCTGGTAGAGGATTTGAATCCACAACTCCAACTACTGAAATTGGATCTGGTTCACTCTTCAGTTACGTCTCCTTTACCGAAACAAAGGCAGTATCTGAATCCAGTAAAAAGGTTCTATTTAATTTCTCTGGTTCTGCTACTAATATTAAAGCAAGATTTGCTTGGCAAACAACCAATGAATCTCAACTTAGAATTCTTGGCAATGCTTCAGTATATGTTCTTCCAAAACATTTGGGATCTGGAGAAATATTCATTCGGTCTTCTGGTGTCAGAATTTCACCAGAATCATTTACTCCATGGATTCCTGCTGGGTCTGGATCACTATTTGGTTATGTTGGTGCAGCAGAGGCAGTTGGTTCAAATCCACCAGACAACTTCACTCTATTTAATGTCGTTGGTGGAGTTGACACTCCATTGCTTACATTCTCTGAAGAGAAGTTTGTACAGGCAAGATTCTATGGTGATAATGGGAATCTTGTTAGATTTAGTCTTAGTGGAAATCCTGTTGGATTACAACCAGTTGAAATTCATGGTAATGCAACAGAGTCTCTTACCAAAGGTAATTATACTGGTAGTGGATCTCTCTTTGGATTCTCTAGTGCAACAGAATCTAGAGTTGTTAATCCACCAGATAAAACAACTCTATTCACATTCACTGGTAATGCTAAAGAGAAGGATGTTAATAGTGAAGTTGGAAGAGGATCACTATTTACATATGTCTCCTTTACCGAGACAAAAGTTGTATCTGAGACATTCACAACTCTATTTAAATTCTCTGGAAAACTTTCTGAAAGAGTATCCCCTGCTCCTCATGTTGGAACAGGATCTCTCTTTGGATTCTCTAGCACAACAGAATCTAGAGTTGTTAATCCACCAGACGAAACACTTCTCTTCAAAATTACTGGTAAATTACAAGAAAGAGAAACAAATTCGGAAGTTGGATCTGGAACTCCTGGTCTGGATATCAATGGGTCTCTGGTCGAGAGATCTACATTCGCACATCTTGGTTCTGGTGGACTCTTTGGATTCTCAAGCACAACAGAATCCAGAGTTGTTATTCCACCAAATCTTCAGAACCTATTTACTGTTCGCGGAACAGGCAAAGATTCTATCACTGTTCCACAAACTGGATCTGGCAGTATCTTTGGATTTGTTGGTGCATCCGAAAGCAAATCAAATACAGAAGTCAAGTATACTCTCTTCACGGTTACTGGAACCCCAATTGTCAGATTTATTGGTTCCAATGTTGGTGTTGGACAAATCAGAGTTGGTCTCAGCAACCCAGGAATTCCAGGAGATATTTCCAGAGGTATTACTGTCTTCCGCCTCAGAACATTCCCACAAGGACCAGTTGTTAAGTTTAGTGGAACTAAGGCAGAATCCTTTACTCCTGCACCTCATATTGCTGAAGGTCTCATTGATATTCTGCCAGCAAATACTAAGTCAAGATACGTTGAATTTGAAAGACCACAACCTACTAGAATCGTAGTTATTTAAACTGATAAATAAAGATAAGTGCATTATTAACATCTCTTTAATGTCTAATACCAAACGGGTACAATTACGTAAAGGGACAGAGCTTGAACATTCGTCATTTACTGGTGCATTAGCTGAAGTCACATTCGATACTGATAAAGGTACAATTAGAGTTCATGATGGACTTACGTTATCTGGCACTGAAATCCAAAAATCTAGATTAACAACTCTTAATTCTAGTAATAATGGAGATACATTAAGAACAAATATTAAATATTTTTCTGATACATCAAGCGGTCCTTTTTCGGTATACTTACCCACTCTCCGATTTGTTGGAGATACTATTCATATAGCAGACTCCAAATACACTTGGAATCTAAATAATCTTACAGTAAATGCTCAAGGCAGTGACTTAATTAAGGACGGCACTGGGTTCATTGATACATTTTTAAACTGTGATTTGGCTGGTGCGTATGTTGAGTTAATTTGGGAAGGAACTTACTGGAGACTGTTCACATGAATCTAAGCAGAATGGATAATTCCACCAAATCGGTGGCACAATCAAATGATTTTATTGTCCATGCTCTTCGTAGAGATGAGGACGGTATGTTACGTTATACTAAGGTTGGTGCGGGAAGCACAGAAATTGGAGATTTTCATAGAACAGATGGAACTCAATATCCAGGGTTCCTAGATGGTGTTGATTATGTTGATGAAACTACAGAAGAGAAATCTTATAAGAATCATCCGCATGATAAATACCAACAGTATAGGTTTGATTTTAGAAATCTAAACTATTTTATTGATGATGATGGATATTTAGTTGCCAGAATTAATGGCAGTTATGATCATGCAACTCAAGGACCTAAGTAAAAAAGGAATTTAAAAACGATGGCTGATTTTAGATTAGGAAGACTAAAATTCAATTGGAGAAGCAATTGGGCTCCTAGCACCGCTTACGTCATTGATGATATCGTAAAATTTGGTGCTAATACCTACGTCTGTACTACCAATCATACTTCAACGGCAAGTGAAGTTAATTGGTATGCTACTGACGAATCATACTGGTCCTTACATGTTGAGGGAATCAGAAATGTAGGTTTATATAGTGGCGGAACGTTCTATAAAAAGAACGACGTTGTTCTTTTTGGTAACACACAATACCGTGTAACTGCTGGTATTGGAACAACTGCGGGGTTGGTGTTTGCTGGAATTGGAACTACTGGTCCAGCAAATCCAAACGTTGTATCTTATGTCTCAGGATTTACTGGAGAAGGTAGTTGGGATGCTGGAACTTCATATGAAACTGGTGATGTTGTTATATTTTCTGGAAATTCATATGTTGCAATTACAACTACCACTCAAGGACAACAACCATCTCTAAAACTATTAACTGAGTGGGAACTATTATCTGAAGGTATTAATGCAGTTGGTTTGACAACTTATGAGGCTGCAAGAACATATTATCAAGGAGAATTAGTAACTGTTGGTGGAGATACTTATAGATTATCAGCAACATCTACATTTAATGTACATCCAACTAAAGGTCTAACGACTGGTATTGGATCTACAGTTGTTGGAATTGCACAAACTGCTTGGGTTCTATTTAATAGTGGATTAAGATACGCTGGTACATATTCAACTGCAACTGAGTATTACAAAAATGATGTTGTTGAATATGCATCATCTTCCTACGTTGGTATTGGATCCACTTCATATAGAAATATTACTCCAGGAACTAACGCTGCCATTTGGGGTGCATTATCAATCGGAGATTCTAACGCCCTTCTAACAACTAAGGGTGATGTTCTCATTAGAGATGCATCTGCTCCTGCAAGACTTGGAATTGGTATGACCTTCCAATCTTTAGGTGTTGGTACAGATAGAGTTCCAACCTGGATGACCATTGGCGATTCTACTCGTATTTACTATGTTGACCCAGAACTTGGTTCTGATACTTATAATGGCAGTACTCCAGATATGTCATTTAGAACTCTGAAGTATGCATGTGATAATGCAAGTGCTATTACCAATATTACAAATGTTGTTTATGATCATATTACAGGACTCACAACTATTACTGCACCATCTCACGGTATTCTCTATCCAAATATTACTGTTAGACTTGCAGATATTCAGTTTGAGTGTTTGAGTGGTGGTAGATCTTATAACGTTACTGGATTCCAGTATGATGCATCTTCTGGTGTTGGTACAGTAACAATTGGTGCTGGTGCAACTGGAATTACGAATGGAACAAAGATTAGACTGAGAAATCTTGAATTTACTTGTACTGGTGGTTCTGGTATTACTACTACAATCTTCCCTGATGGAACAAGAGCACTTGGATATGACTATGTAGTTACTAATGTTATCAGTCCAACTTCATTCTCAATGAACGTTGGTGTATCAACAATTAATCACATTTATGTATCTGGTGGTACATGTTTTGTTGGTGTTGATACAACGGTATTCCCAAGAAGTGTTCTTACCTCATATTATAATGTCATCGATGTTGTTAACAATAATACATTCACAGTTAACGCTGGTATTTCAACAATTGATCATGATTATGTAAGTGGTGGTCAAGTAATTAACCTCTCACCTGCTGTTGTTAAGCTTTCAGCATCTGAATTTGTGGAGCAACTTCCAATTACAGTTCCACCATTCACTTCACTTGTAGGTTCTACCCTTAGATCTTCTAAGATTCGTCCTGCTTCTGGATTATCTACTGATGGTCTTACTCCAAATAATCGTCAGACAATGTTTAGGTTGTCTGATGCTACAACCGTTCAGGGTCTAAACGTTGATGGTTTAGTTGGATTTGATTATGACCCAAATAGACCATACGAGTTGGCCGCAACAACCGTAAGAACTGGTATTGGTTCAACTGCTTGTGGTGTTTATTTTGCATTCAACCCCAACTCACCAATTCTGAATAAGTCTCCTTACGTTAAGGATTGTACTGCATTCGGTAATCCTCCAACTGATGGTGGTTCAGGTGGTGCTGGTGTTGGTGTATTCATTGATGGCAATGTCCATGCATCAGGATTTAAGACAATGGTATTTGATGCCTTCACTAACGTTCTTAGTGATGGTGCTGGATTTATTCTTGATAATGATGCGGGTTCTGAAATCGTTTCTTCCTTCACCTACTATTGCCGTTGGGGTTATTATGCTGGTGGCGGTTCAAGAATTCGTTCCGTTGGTGGTAACAACTCTTATGGTGATTATGGTGTTATTGCTTCTGGATTCTCTACTGCTGAGACTGCAAGAACATTAAGAGTATTTGGTGACAAACTTTCTACTGTTGTTGGTACAGTCAGTGGTACTGTTGGTGTTGGTATGACCATGAGAGGTGAAACTTCGGGTGCATACGCAACCTTTATTAACGATCAAATCTCTGCTGATGCAATTTACTTTAAGTATTATCCTGGATATGGTTCACCAAGTGCAGGTATTGGTACTACAAGTTTTATTCCTGGTGAGTGGATTAGCTTCATTGGTGCTGGAACAACTGGTGCTATTAGAGTTGCAACTGCTGCAAATGCTGTAGGTGGACAAAAGGGTGTTCTGGTTGAACTTGATCTTGCTGATGGTAGTAATCTTCCTATAGTTGGTGATGCTATTGGATTTACTACTACTCAAGTAGGAGTAGGTAGTGATTTGGTTAATGGTCTACCAAGATTCTATATTGTTAATAACGTAACTGGATTTACAACTTCTTATGTACAGCACAGAGGATCTGTTGGTCTTCCACCTGTTACGTATTCGGGTAGAGTAACTGTAACGTTCTCACCTGAGAAGACTGTTCAGACATTTGACACTCGTGCAGGAGTTGGTACTACTAGTACTGATGGTGGATCATTTACTGAAGTTAGAACAAGATTCTCTAACGCTCGTCTGACTGGTCACGACTTCCTCTCAATTGGTGTTGGTAACAAGACTGAGACCAACTATCCAAATGTTAATGAAGCAAACGTACAGCAGGGTAGAGAGACCAATAACTTTGGTCCTGGTAGAGTATTCTTCGTCTCCACTGACCAAGGTGGTAACTTCCGTGTTGGTCAATTCTTCTCTGTTAACCAGTTAACTGGTGCTGCAACCCTGGATGCTAACGCATTCAACCTGTCAGGTCTGACAGAACTGAGACTGGGTTCGCTGGGTGGTCAGATTGGTGAAGCAATTAATGAATTCTCATCTGACGAAACTATGAGCGGTAACTCTAATACCGCTTGTCCAACTGAATTTGCAGTTCGTGGATTCTTACTTAGAGATAAGATGGGTGTTGAGGCAATGGTTCCACCTAAAGGAACAACTGCTGAGAGACCTGTATCTCTAATCGAAGGACAGTTCAGATACAATAGTACTCTGAAGACTATGGAGTATTATAATGGAACTTCTTGGATTCCTACAGGTGAAGTAACTCCAACTGACGTAACTGGTAATCTTACTGCGGTATCTTGGGGACAGTATTTTGTAAATACTAATGGAGGAGCTGTTACTCTTACTCTCCCAGCATCACCTGCAGTTGGTGATAAGATTAGAGTTTATGATGTTGCTAAAACATTTGACACAAACAATCTTACTGTTGGAAGAAACGGTAAGTTAATTCAAGGTGATGCTGCAGACCTGACAGTTTCTACAGAAGGAGCTGCATTTGAATTAGTCTTCTCTGGAAATACTTTTGGATGGAGAATCTTCACCGTCTAATGCTTCTGGGGGGCACTATGCCCCCCTTTGTCAATATATAAATAGTAACAAATGGTTTAAAAAATGGCATCATACGGAAGTTACAAAAAAATAGTATCTGGTCAAATTGTTGATGGAACTGTTGCAACATCAGCTCTTCAATCTGGTGCTGGATATGCTTACAATGTCTTCCATGTATTTGGTCAACCAAATATGTGTTCTCCTGGATGTTGCTGTCTCTGGACGGTTCCTTCTGGAGTAAAAAGAGTTACCTTTGAACTTTGGGGTGCTGGTGGTAACGGACACGGTGCTTGTTCATGTAGTCGTTGTCATCACTATCAAGGTGCTGGCGGTGGATTTTATAATAGCAAAACAATTAGCGTAACTCCAGGTTGGACTTATACCATTTGTGCTGCTGGTGTTTATCCATGTTGTTCATTTGAATGTACCGCATGTAATGGATGCTCATCTTATGTCAATGGTTGTAATTTAAGTAATTTTTGTGCCATTGGTGGTGATACTGGAAGAGCAGAGACTAACTGGCAAGAAGGTTGCTATTCCGACTGGCATTGCTGTGTCGCCCCACAAACTTTTGATGGGGATTTTGGAATGGGCAATCACAGAGGTCATTGGGGTGGATCTATCTTTTGCCATTGTAATTACCACTGGACTTGTACAACTAATGCACCATTCCTTGCTGGAGGTAGTGGAACATCTCAAGCAATGGCTCTCTGCTGGATGCGTTGTGGATGTTGGAGAGTTCCATATGGCACTGGGGGACAAGGTGCTACGACTACTTATTGTGGAACTTCTTGTTGTGGACAAGGTGGAACTGGTGGTGCAGGTCTTGTAAAAATTACATACAGTTAAAAAAATGGCAACATACTCAAGCTACAAAAAAATTAGTTCAGAATCTCTTACTACTGCTTCAGTGGATGCTGCTGACTTTTCCTCGCCACTCAACACTGCATATGGAGTTAAATGGTTTTTTGGGAATCCAGGGGCATGTTCTAGTGGATGTTGTTGCCTTTGGACAGTTCCTTCTGGAGTAAAGAAACTTCACATTCAATTGTGGGGTTCTGGTGGTAATGGTGGAGGTTCATGCTCATGTAATAGATGCCAACACGCAATGGGTGCTGCTGGTGGATATTATAATGTAAAAACCATTAATACTGCTCCAGGATGTCAATATACTGTTTGTGCTGGTGGTGTATATCCATGTTATTCAATAGAATGTCGCGCATGTTTTGGGTGTTCATCGTATGTAAATGGGTATAATTTGAGTAATTTTTGTGCCATTGGTGGTCATGATGGTTATTCAAATGATAACTGGCCTGCGTTATGTAACTCGGAAAATTATTGCTGCAGACAACCTGGAGATGATGGAGGAGATTGGTATCAGCCCACGCAATCTGGAAATTTCAGTGGAGGAGAGTTTGTTTATGATAGGGGATTCTGCCATTGTTACAATTATGCCTGGTATGCGAGTGGAGCAGCCCTAATCGGCACAAACGTAACAATGTCTCTTAGAGAATGTTGGATTCGTTGTGGTTGTTGGACAGTTCCTTATGGTAATGGGGGTCAGAATGGACACAGCACTTACTGTGGTGGTAACTGTGGGCAAGGTGGCACAGGTGGTCCAGGTCTTGTTAAAATTACCTATTTTTAAAGAAGGAGAATAAATCACAATGGCAACTTATGCTAGTTACAAAAAAATTGATGGAGCATCAATTCCAGATAACACAATAACTCCTTCTGCACTTAATCCAACTGGATTAGATACTTGGTGCGTTAAATGGTTTCATGGTGCTCCAGGATCTACTTCTAGTGGATGCTGCTGTCTTTGGACAGTTCCCACTAACGTAAGAAGAGTTACTTTTGAGCTTTGGGGTTCTGGTGGCAATGGATCAGGTGCCTGCTCTTGCAGCAGATGTCACATATACGCTGGTGCTCAGGGAGGATACTATAATACAAAAACGATTGATGTATGTCCAGGTTGGACTTATACAATTTGTGCTGGTGGTGTTTATCCATGTTGTTCATTTGAGACTACTGCATGTGCTGGTTGTGCTTCCTTTGTGAATGGTTGTAATTTAAGTAATTTTTGTGCTATTGGCGGAGAGTATGGATTTGCTGAAAATAATTGGTCATTAGCTTGTTATTCTACTAACGGTAGGTGTTGCATGTCTCCTGGTGCTATGGGAGGTGATTTTGGAATGGGAAATCACCAATCAATTTATTGGAGACCAAAAGGTTGGGCATGTCATTGTCACGGAAAGTATAGCATTCCATCTGCAGCACCATTTATTGGAACAAATGTAATGCAAGTTAATAACTTTTGCTGGATGCGTTGTGGATGTTGGACTGTTCCATATGGACATGGTGGACAGAATGGAATGACTAATTATTGTGGATCTTCTTGTTGTGGACAAGGTGGAACTGGTGGACCAGGACTTGTTAAAATTACTTTTGTGTAGTATAATAAATATATCCGTGTGAAGGAAGTTTTATTGGGGTATGGGAAACCATACCTTTTTTTATTATAAATATTAACGAGGGAGAAAACCTGAACAAAACAGAAACTATTATGGCAACAGAGATCATTCACGTAGAATATGAACTACCATTACCTAATAATTTTTTGGTAGATCATTCATTTAGCGAAGGAAACACTAGAACATCTGCATATGATGGTCCAGATAAAATCTATCTTCAAATTGGTGAAGATGGAACAGAAAAGTATGGTCCATTGATCGAAGATGATATCCTTGACGGCAGACCAATGCCAGAGGATGTTGTAGAATGGTTTGAGGTTGACTGCACAACAAATCCTTTGATTTGTCAATTAAGAGGACAACCAATAAATGAATTAGAAGAGCAATATACTGGAGAAGTTGTACATGAACAATCTCCAGAAATTGATGGATTTCCTCAATTTACCTATCAAACACCATTAATGCCTGGTGATATTTATGATAAGTACTCCGTAAAAGTTGTTGATGGTGAACTTACAATTAAAACCTGGACAGTAATTCAAAAATTATTGGACAGAGATACTGATCTAACTTGGGATGATATTAGACGCCACAGAGATGGTCACTTACAAGGAACAGATGGTAGAGTTACTGAAGATATGCCACAAACATTGAAGGATGCTTGGAAGGAATATCGTCAGAAGTTAAGAGATTTTCCAGAAATAATGCAATCTAATGGAGTTCCTCCTAATATTGCATACTATATGTTCCCAGAAAATCCAGACGCAATAAAAGAACCAACTAATGGTGGATTAACTATTTGATTTTGCTTTATTTTTAATATGAATCAAGATTATAAATTATACAAATTTGATTATATAAAAGAAAATCAAGCAGAGATTATAAAGGTGGCAAGTTTTTGCCACCAATCTTTGCTTTCTGATGGATTTGGAGATACTACTTGGAATTATTATTTGTATAATATCTTTAGTGTATCTTCTCCATCCATTCATTTTTGGAATATTTTTAAAAAACTAAATGATATAATCAGAGAAAATATAAAAGAAGATAAAGTTTGGATGCAATCTTGGTTAAATTATCATGATTATGATCAAGTATTAGATTGGCACAATCATTCGGCACCTTATCATGGGTATGTTTCAATAGAACCTCAGGATACAACTACTGAATTTGGAGATTGGAACATTGAAAATGAAGTAGGAAATATATATTTTGGACGTGGTAATATACGCCATAGAGTAGTTAATAAATCAAAATATTCTGGTAAACGAATTACTATTGGATTTGATGTAATGCCAGAAAGTTGCTATGAACTTAATATGCCGACTAAAAATTATGGTTCTATTCCTTTATTGTAATGTTTGAATTAAATTCAAATTTAAATGTAAAAATTAAAGTTGTTAATGGAAAGCAATTATTTGAGATAAAAAATTTTTATCTTAATCCAGATGGTGTTCGTGAGTATGCATTAAAATCAAAAAAATATACAAAAAAAGATAATCAAGATCTCTTAGCATATTCTATAGGTCGTAGAGTATGTGAGGATGATTTGAGATTATCTTTTTTTATGAAGGATGTGTTTGAACAATTGTGCAGTCATTCTGGATGGCACATTAAATTTGAAAAAAAACATCACGAATATCGTTGGTCTGGAATGAGGTTTATGGTTAATGTCACAAACAATAAAGAAATAATAGAAGATGGAAGGGAATATATTGCCCATGTTGATGGTCCAGATAATAAATGGGCTTGTGTTGTGTATTTAAATACCCCAAATGAATGTGCTGGTGGTACTGAATTTTATTCATATGATGAAAAATATGACAGAACAAAGATTGAATATGCCTCAAAAATGGAGTATAATAAGGCAGTATTGTATGATGCAAATATGGTTCATGGAGCCATTATGGATAGAAATATGTTTAAAAATCATGATCGATTAGTCCAGATCATGTTCATGTAATAAATACACAGGATTAATAATTTTTAACTGAGGTTATCTAATGAGATCAAAAGCATTTTTTATTAATGGTGGAGCTGGCAGAGTTGTTTGTTCTATCCCTGCACTTGAAAAATATGCAGAAACCCATGATGATTTTATAATTGTTTGTGAGGGGGGAACAGATTTTTTTAAGGGACATCCCGTACTTCATAATAAAGTTTATGACAATTGGCATAAGGGACTTTTTGAAGAATATATTAAACCTAGAGATTGTGTAAGTCCTGAACCCTATAGAGAGTGGAATTACTATAATCAAAAATGTAGCTTGTCTCAAGCTTTTGATATTATCATTAATAATCTTGATGAACCAAGAGAACTTAAAGATCCATCTATACATTTGAGCAAGATGGAAGCAATTACTGGATTTAATACTATAGAAGAAGTTAAAACAGTAACTGGGAAAGATAAAGTACTAGTTGTCCAACCTTTTGGTAGATCTATTGAACAAGTAGGAAGTGATTTTATTGCTGATCCATCCTCAAGAAGTTTTTCTTTAACAAGTATTGTTGATATTATCAATGAACTTAAGAAGGATTATGGTATTGTTATTATGAGTGAAGTTCATTTTCCACTAGAAGAGAATGAAGAAAATTCTAATTATAAAGTTGCCAGACCCCAAATCACGGACATTAGACTTTGGGCTGGAATTATAAATGCTGCAGACCATTTCTTGGGGTGTGATAGTGTTGGACAACATATTGCAAAGGCATTTGGTAAAACTGCAACCGTTGTAACTGGTTCTACATATCCAATTAATATATCTTATCCAAATAGTAAAGATTTTGATATAATTGATATTGGATTTGATAGAAGGAAATATGCCCCAATTAGAATTTCTATGGATGAGGAAGTTGATAGATATAATGATCAGGCAATGGAAATGACAAAAGAACAGATAAAAACTGTCATTGAATCTGTTCGTAAAAGAATGGGCAAATCTGTTGCCTATACAAATTATAATAATACCAGAAACACTCAACCAACAACTCCCCCATTAAACTTGCCTTCTGGCAATAATAAACCTATGATTAAAAAATCTAAAGGATTTTTGAATCAACTTCAAAATACATCTTCAAATTCAAATTTAAATTCTCAAGTAACTGACGTTCTAAAAAATCTTAAGTGAGGAATAATATATGACACAATGGATTGCTGCTGTTGCCAGAGGGCATAACTCTGGCATTTGTTTACTTAAAGATGGTGAACTGGTTATTTCTATAGAAGAAGAGAGATTATCCAGGCATAAGTATGATGGTGGACCTCTTGCCTCTATGGTAAAGATATTAGAATATACTGATAAACTTGACTATCTTGTAATTGCACATACTCAACCACTTGGAGATTCTGGAAGAATTGATTTTACTGGAGATGATATCTATACGGGACTTGCAAGAAAGCTTGGACTGATTAGTAGAAATGAAGATCCATATAATCATCCTCAAGTAATTGATTTGAGTAGAACCCATCATAAATTACATGCTGCCTGTGCTTTTTACAGATCTGGATTTGATAGTGCTGTGTCTTTAGTTGTTGATGGTGCTGGAACATTCATCCCGATGAGCTTTGGTAGAAAAAATGAATTAGAAATGACTTGGGAGTTGGAGTCAATATTTTCTTGTGGGTATCCTGCAAATTTTAAAACATTATATAAACACCAAGCGGGAAGAGGTCCTTGGGGGTCTGCTAAAATTAAAGAATTTCCCAGCGACGGTGAGGGTGAAGAAGGTACTCATGAATTAATTCTTGATGAGAGTGCTGGAATTACAAAGGCATATGAAGCAGTAACTCAGTATTGTGGATGGGCACCTATTGAAGCTGGTAAAACTATGGGTTTATTCCCATACGGAAAACCAAATAAAAATGTACCAAAAATTTATACTGATGGTGGTGGTGGGTCTTGGAAAACTGCTGATAGAAATGTTATAGTTCCAACTTATCCGAATGGTGCTGTTGTTAATGAAGGTCGATATGAATTTCTAACCACCCCCAAAGATTGTGAGGATTTAACTAAACTTCAAAATAGAAGAGATTTGGCATATGCCATTCAGGTAGAATCTCAACAAATGGTTCTTGATTTGATTTATAAAGCCGTTGAGATTTCTGGTAATAAAAATGTTGTTCTTTCTGGTGGATATGGATTAAATTGTGTTGCTAATTACTGGTATCTTGATAAACTTAAAAAAGATGGTATAAATCTTTTTGTTGAACCTGTCAGTAATGATGCTGGAACTGCAATTGGAGCAGCTCTTTTAATTCATCATCAAATAAATGGTAATATGAATATTATGAATAGAATTACTAATCTATATTATGGTCCAGAATATAATTATTCTGATGAAGAAATTGAAGACACCTGTAACAAATATGGTGCTACTAAAATAATTGAAGGAGTTCAGTATAGTGATGTTGTAAAATTAATTACTGAAAAAAATATTGTTGCTTTGTTCCAAGGGAAATCGGAAGCGGGACCTAGAGCACTGGGTAATCGATCTATTCTATATGATCCAAGAGACCTAAATGGTAAAGACCATGTAAATCTTGTAAAACGAAGAGAATACTTCCGCCCATTTGCTGGGTCAATTCTTAAAGAGCATGTTCATGATTGGTTTGATCTTCGTGGAATGGAAGATACTCCATTTATGATGTATGCTGTTAAGTGTCAGGATGGAATTGAAGAAAAAATACCTGCAATTATTCATGTTGATGGTACTTGTAGAATCCAAACAGTTACTGAAGATGTTAATCTCCATTATTATGGATTAATTAATGAATTTTATAATCAAACTGGATGCCCAATAATTTTTAATACATCATTTAATTTAGGTGGAGAACCTTTGGTTGAAACTTTAGATGATGCTCTTCGCACACTTGCAAATTCTAAAATTGAATACCTATATCTTCCAGAATATAATAGGTTAATTGTAGTAAAAAATACTGATTGATTATGAAAAAAATCTTTGTTAATGGAACTTTTGATATTTTACACCTGGGACACTTGCAATTATTAAACTTTGCAAAGTCCTATGGTGATTATTTGATCGTTGCCATAGACACTGATGAAAGAGTAAAGGAAAAAAAAGGTCAATTCAGACCAATACATAATCAAGATGAACGCAGATTCTTTTTAAGGATGTTAAAACCTGTTGACCAAGTTGAATTGTTTTCTACTGATGAAGAGTTGGAAAATTTGATAAAAGGATTTAATCCCGATATAATGATTGTAGGCAGCGATTATAAAAATAAAAAAGTAATCGGAAGCGAATATGCAAAACAATTAAAATTTTTCGATAGAATTCATGGATATTCAACAACAAAAACAATTCAAAGTATTATTGATCGGGGAAACCTGTGAGGATGAATATGTTTATGGAACAGTAGATAGAATTAGTCCAGAAGCTCCTGTTCCTGTTCTAAGTTATGAGAGAACAGAAACCTCTTTAGGTATGTCTGCAAATGTCAAAAAAAATTTAGAATCTTTTGGAGTATTTGTAAATCATATTACAAATAAAAATCGTATTATTAAAAGGCGAATAGTAGATAAAAATAGCAATCAACAATTACTTAGGATTGATGATGAAGATAAAGTTGATCCACTTAGAGTATCTGAAGTTAAATCTGCATTTCTTCACATGCAATATGATGCTGTTGTAATATCTGATTATGATAAGGGGTATTTAACAACTAATGATCTGGAGGTTTTTTGCCAAAATTTTTCTGGACCAGTTTTTATTGATACTAAAAAAACCTCGTTGTTTAGTTATCCAAATGTATTTTTTAAAATTAATCAAAAGGAATATAGTAGACTTTTAAAAAAACCAGATAAAGAAAATCTTATTATCACTCTTGGTGAAAATGGAGCATCATATATGGATAACCTTTATTTTACGGAAAAAGTAAATGTATTTGATGTAGTTGGTGCTGGAGATACTTTTTTATCTGCATTGACTTATGCTTATTTGAGATATCAAGATATTACTTCTGCTATTGTTATTGCAAACAAAGCATCTGCAATAGCAGTTCAAAATTATGGATGCTACGTTCTTACTGAATCTGATATTGAGGGATTATGAATTACATTGGAATTAATCTGAGTCATGATGCTTCAATTACTATAGTTGATGGTACTGGAAAAATTGATACACATTTAAGTGAAGAGAGACTTAGTAGGATAAAAAAAGATGGGTGGCCTTCAAAAGTATTTGAATTTTTATCCCATAAATTTTTTGAATATGATAATTATTGTTTTTGTTCTCTATCCTACTATTCAAAAAAGTATCAACATATTGTTGACGATATGTGGGCATTTTATAGGAACGTTATTACAAAAGTTATGACCAACAAAATTGGTTATAATAATTTAAATCAATTGACTAATATGATGTCTATATCTGATAAGCATCATATTTTACATGCCTGCACTGGATTTTATAATTCTGGATTTGATAAAGCTGTAGTAATTGTAGTTGATGGTCTTGGAAATGAAACTACAACTGGATTTGGTAATTTGGACGACCATGAATTTGAATCTGTATATATTGTAGAGTATCCAGATAAATTTAATTTAATACATTGTGGTACTAGTTTAAAATATAGTACTATATCAAAGAATAATTCCGAGCATCATGGTGAGTGGGATATGGGTATTGGCATGGCATATCCTGCAGTTGCATCTCATCTTGGTCTTGGATCTCAAAATTCTGGAAAATTGATGGGATTATCGTCATATGGTGAATATGATCCCAATATTAAATCTTTTTTAAATTTAGATGGCACAATAAATTCTAAATTATTCTATAAGTCTACATTTGGTGCCAATCTAATTCCATATGATTATATTGACTTTGGTGCAAATGATGCTAGTATATGGATGAACAATAAAAATAAATTTAAAATAGCAGCAAATTTAGCATATAGAATGCAAAAGGATTTTGAATCATATATGTCAAATTTAATTTTAAAATCTTATCAGTTTACTGGAATAAAAAAAATAGTCTTGAGTGGTGGGTGTGCTTTAAATTGTGTTGCTAACTACGAATATCTAAATATTCTTCCAAAAGATGTTGAATTATACATAGAACCAATGTGTGGAGATGAAGGGACATCTCTTGGATATGCTCAATTTACATATCACTCAAACATATAATACTTGGAGGTATATTAAAATGAAAACATATTGTATTGATATTGATGGTGTAATTGCTAAACAAAATGGGATATGCAAAACTTGTAAATATGAGTCATCTGTTCCTATAATAGAAAATATTGAAAGGATAAACAAATTATATGATGAAGGTCATATAATCAAATATTTTACTGCAAGAGGTATGGGAACATATCAAGATGACGCTAAACTTGCTTCTGCAAGGTGGAAAGACTTTACTGAACTTCAATTAAGAATTTGGGGATGCAAATATCATTATCTTATTATGGGTAAGCCATCTGCGGACTACTATATAGATGATAAAGCAATAAATTCAGATGACTTCTTTAAATAAGTTTGTCCCCAAAGGATGGGGATATGAAAAATGGATAGTCAATAATGAAAGGTATTGTGGTAAACTTTTATTTTTTGAAAGAAATAAGAGATGTTCTTGGCATTATCATAAGATTAAAGAAGAAACATTTTATTTACAGAGTGGCAAAATATATTTGTGGTATGGATGGGATGATGATTTAGCAAAAGCAAACATGAAAATATTAGAACCAGGAGATGCATTTCATGTTTCTGTGGGTCTTAAGCATCAGATGATTGCTCTAGAAGATTCTGAATTATTTGAATTTTCTACGGAGCATTTTGAAGAAGATAGTTACAGGATTATTCTGGGAGATTAATATATTCTTCAATACTTTTAAATTTATAATTACCAATCCACTTCATATCTGCACATGTATATGTTTGGTATTTGCCTTTTAAATGATCTGGAAAGGGAATGGTATTAATAGTGCCATTCTCTTTTTTTGCAACTAACTCTGCAACATGTTTAAATGATACTGGAGACCCTGTTCCAAGGTCGTAGATGCCGCTTCCAGCGTTGTTATGGAGAACAATATTAACAACGTCATCAACGCACACAAAGTCTCTCAGGAAGCGATCAGAACCTTCAAAAAGATTCAATTGACCAGATTCTTTAACTTCCTTTGTAAATTTACTTACAGGACTTGCTTGGTTACCTTTGTGGTCTTCTCCATCACCATATACATTAAAGTACCTAAATCCCTGCACAAGAGGAAATTTTTCTATGTTATCTAAGACTGTATAATCAACCTGTAGTTTTGAAATGGCATATTGATTTAAAGGATTGATTGATCCTTTTGTTTGATGAATACTTTGATTGCCATAAACTGATGCTGACGAAGCATACTTCACTGGAATCTCATATTCAATTGCTTTGTTTAAAAGGGCGCATGAAAAGGCTACATTATAGTGCCAAAGTTTTTGTAAATCCTTTTCTGTAGTTGATGAAATTGCCCCTTGATGAAGGATTAGACTGACATTTTTCCAATCATCAAAATCTTTAAACAGACGCCAAGAATCTTCTTGATCAATTAAAAGTATATCTTCACCAGTATTTAACTTATTTGCAAAATGACTTCCAATAAATCCTGACGAACCAGTAAGTATGATCATAATTTTCCTATTATAATAAATAATAACATAAAAAAGTCTAAAAGTATATCCATGGCGTTTGGATCTCTAGCATCATACCCAACCACAGATAATTTTGCTCATATACTTTACACATCACCTTCATCGAATTTTGTAGAAGGTAAAGTTTACGCTGTTAATATGAGTTCTGTTCCAGTAAAAATTAGGGTTGCAGTTCTGGGAACCGCTAATATAAACGACCTAGCAATATCAGATTACATTATATATAATCATTTAATACCAACTGGTGATAGATTTATATCTGATGGAATATTTTTAAAGAATGGTGAATCTGTTGTGGTACGTGCAGATTCTCCAGGTGTAAAATTTAGTTTTCGTGGATCTGAAGTTGGTTTAACAACCACTGTTTGTGGAATTATATCAGCATTCAGTCCATCAACAAGTTTAAAAATAGGTGCAGGTCAGACTGTGTTTAATCTACCAGTATCGATGGTAGAAACTGACGCTAATCTGTATATTACAAACACTTCTCCAGATTATGTTGAAGTAAGTGTTGGTATTGGAACTACTATTGGCTCCAATCATTATTTGGTGTATAATCAAAGAGTAGAACCTGGACACTTTTTCTGTCAAGACGATATTAAGTTGGGCGCAGGGGAGATTATTTTTGTCAAGTCTACTTCAACGAATGTAAACATTGTCGCATTAGGAAAAACAACTCATAGGTAATAATGAAATTTACAGTATATTCTAAGGACGGTTGCCCATACTGCAACAAAATTGAACAACTACTTAAAGTAGCAGAACTTCAACATGTAGTATATAAACTTGGTAGAGATTTTAATCGTGAGGAATTTTATGCTGAGTTTGGTTCAGGATCAACTTTTCCTCAAGTAATTATGGATGATAAACACCTTGGTGGATGTACAGATACTGCAAGATATTTAAAAGAAAATAATATTATTAATTAAGCAAGATCAAATAAAAATTCATTGATATATTTTCTAGCAAAAGATTTATCATAATACGACTTTAAGATTCCATAAGCTGGGTCTGTATATGATAAGTGATAATCATAACCTTTTTGATAAATGTGGGATAGTTCCATCTCACATTTTTTTGTGCAATCATTATATCTGTTTAAATATAATTCTAATTTGTCTAAGTACTCTTCATAAAAATCGTGGTCATTTGTTTTTAACCATAATTTTTTAGAAAAGTAAGTATTTAAATCGTATATTTTTGAATCTTCTTTAGTTCTATTTGGTTGATCGCCAAGATATTTTTTGATATACTTGTTCTCGTAGTCACTGTCCATTTTTAATGGATGAAAATCAATGGTGCCAAAAAACTTTTTATTGGCACATGAAACATACTCAGTGCCAAAAACTGGATTGATATATTGAAAGTCTGGATACATAACAAGAGACTCTGCGATAAATTTATCCCTTATGTTTAATTCGCAGAGTCTAATTCTTCTTAATTCATCAGTTTTCCAAACGTAAGATTTTATAATTGAGTTATTATCTTTTACTTCTTTATCTAACCACTTGGGAAGATCTACTTCAATTAGGTTAGGATAAACTTTAAATAATATATCTCTTACATTCATTATCACAACACTAATATCTTGTATTTATTATGAAAGTTCTAACCATTTTTTCTGGACATGATGCATCTGCAACTGTCATAAAGGATGGTGTAATTGAATATTACTTTAAGGAAGAGAGGTACAATAAGAAGAAACACTCTGGTGGGCACAAATTTATTTTTGATATTATCTCAAAAAATTTTTTGCACGATATTGATTATATTATTTTTTCATCTGGAGAAAGTCAAGAGGATAAAGATAAAAAAGATTCATTAATTAAATTATCAAATCCTAAAATTAAATTCATAAATCCAAAGTATCACCATCATTTATTTCATGCATCTGGTGCATTTTATAATAGTGGATTTGAAAAGTCTTTAATTATATGTGTTGATTCTGCAGGTGGATATCCAATTGACCCAGAAGTTTTTGAATGTGATTCTGTATATGTTGCAGAATATCCATGTAAATTCACTCCTCTATATAAAAGATATTGGACTGCAAACTTACAAAAAAGATTTGATAAAGTTGTAAATGGATGTAGACATATTTGTAAACATCATACTGATGAAATTAATATAGGAAATCTTTACAATAGTGCTGCACTTGCGATAGGACAAACAATTGATGATTGTGGTAAAGCAATGGGATTGTCTTCCTATGGAGTTGCGATAGAAAAATTAAAGTTTTTTGGTAAAAGAATATCGGCAGATGCAGCAATTAAAAAATATTTTAAGAATTATCCAGAATTATTAGATTATATGCTGGATTTTAATGATGATGCAAACTATAAGGTTGAGATAACAAAAGATAATTATCAATTTTTTTCAAACTATTGTTACGAAGTTCAACGTCAATGTCAAGAACAAGTTTGTAATCTGGTTAAAAAACATGTAGATAAAACTGGAATAAAAAAAGTTTGTATTACTGGTGGTTATGGTATGAATATTATTACCAATTATGAATTGACCATTAGATTTCCTGACGTTAAATTTTATTTTGATCCTATGTGTGATGACAGTGGATTAAGCATAGGAGCTTCTATGTATTCTTATAGACAATTGTCTGGAGACTCTAGAATACTACCATCTAAAGATACTTTTTTCCATGGTTTAACCCATGATGTATCACAATACCAAGGTGCATTTGCTGATGAAAAAGAGGTGGCAAGACTACTTTATAATAATAAGTCTGTTGCAGTATATAATCATCTTGCAGAAGCGGGTCAGAGGGCATTGGGGAACCGTTCTATACTGTTTAATGCACTAAATCCAAATGCTAAAGATATTGTTAATAAAATTAAAAATAGAGAGTGGTATCGACCATTTGCTGCTATAGTTCTTGAAGAGGACGCGCATCTCTATTTTGACAATGTGATTCCAAATCCACACATGACAGTTTGCTTTCCTGTCAAGACAAATTTAATTCCAGGAGTTACACATGTCGATAATACTTGTAGAATACAGACAGTAAATTCTGGGCATTTACATTCTATTTTAAATGAATTTAAAAACTTGACAGGGCATGGTATCCTATTAAATACCAGTTTTAATTTGGCAGGAGAACCTTTAGTCGAAACCCCACAAGATGCATTTAGGACTTTAAATTCTTCTTCTCTCGATTATCTTTGGTTTTACGAAACGAAACAGTTGTTTAATTTTACTTTTTGATATATAATTTACAAATGGGAGCATTCGTTTTCATGGAAGAAGAAGTTGTCACACTCCATTACGACGTGGAGAAGGCAGTAGACTTTGCTTTTCAAGGAAAGTTTATATTAAATTTCTATCAATACCTCAAAACAAATAATGCAAAGCGTCGTCATGCTGAGCAATTTATTGACAGCAAAACAGCAGAAAGCATTAACAGTCTAATTTTAGAGTTAGATGAATATTTAAAAGGAGGTCAAGATCCAGAACATAAACTTCTTCGTGAGGCGTATGGTCATATACCAAAACCACAAGCAAGGAAAATAAAAGAATATCTTTATGGTATTCTTCAAGATGCCTGGAGATATAGTCATGACAAACGACCAGGAAGAAGGAAAAAGTCAAATAAATAAAATTGAATCCTCTGATATTAATCGTGGATTTGAGTTAATGTTGCGACATCGTAGCAGGAGGGAGAAGGCACCAGAACCTAGAACATTTGGTATAATGTTTGGGAAGGTAATCTCGCTCCTTAAACGAGAGATACACTTCCGATTTGAAATTTCACTTGGTATTATTAACAAACTATAACTCTCGGGAGAAGTCCAATGTTAGCAGTAACTCTCACATTCTCTGCCCTATTCTCAATAATGTTTTTATTTTTGGGTGGAGTAATCGGATGGATCGCAAAGCAACACTTCTATGAAGGAACTGCAATTGCTTATACACACCCCGAAATGTTTGATGAAAATGGGAATATTATTCCCGATGAAATAGTAGCTGTACGATTTGAAAACACAAATGACTATTACGAAGACGAAGAAGGAGACGAAGACTGAATCTCCTATTGAATTGCAACCAAATTCTTTTCAATTTGAAATTTTAGAATTAGTTTCTAAGCAAAGATCTAGTGTAAAAAAAGTAGAAGTCCTTCAAAAATATAGAAATGAAGGACTTACTGCAATTCTTATTTGGAATTTTGATGATACGGCAATCTCACTATTGCCACAAGGAGATGTTCCTTACTCAAGAGTTGAGGAGCAATCTGCATTTAATGATACTCTATCTGCATCAGTAGAAAAATTGAACAAAGTTCAAGGACTTTCTAATGCAGATGAATTTATCCGTAACAGGGCAACTTCCATTCGCAATGAGTGGGAGAACTTTTATAATTATCTTCAAGGTGGTAACCCATCTTTGTCAAGTCTCCGTAGAGAGACTATGTTTATTCAAATGCTTGAAGGACTTCATCCAAAAGAAGCTGAGATTATGGTTCTTGTTAAGGACAAAAAACTTCAAGAAAAATATAAGATTACTAAAGATATTGTTGCTGAGGCATACCCAGATATTCAATGGGGAGGTCGCTCTTGAATATCAAAATTCTTCAACAAAATTGTGATCCTGAATTATCTAATGATAGAAATCTACCTTACAATGCATATCTAGTGCATTATTGTATTGATGATTCACTTTGTTATGATATTGTTATCGCAAATAAAAAGATAGACATTTTTGATTATTATTGGGATCTGTATAGAGAAGGATTAAAGTGGTATAAACAATCGGAAGGAAGAGTTAACCCTAAACTTTGGAATATAACTCCAAAAGAAACTAAGAGTAAAAAAAGGGGGGAGTGATGTCTAGTGGATTTGGCGCGGATAAACCTAAAAATGGTAAGGCAGTAGTTGTTATTAATGATAATGAAGTTAATAAACTTCTAAAAGAATATAAGAAGATTAAAAAATATATGAGATCTTCTTTATACAAAGTAAAAACTATTGATGGTACAGAAGATGTAGTAAAAAATCTTCTGGATGAATATGGTGGCGATTCGGATGAACTCATCTGATTGTTATAATTTTGATTGGGACCAGTATAGGGAACAAATAGATAAATGTGTATCTAAAAAATATTTTTTAGATTATACACCAGATGGTATAGAGACAGTTGAATTTGATGCATTTTACATATCTAAAAGATATAAAATTCTATACATACCAATATCAAAAAATGCATCAACTTCTTTAAAGAATTTAATTGACTTTGAACCTGTGTACCAAGTACCAAATGTTCAGAGTCAATTTGATTTAGAAATACCAGAAGAATATAAAAAAGAATATAAAATTTTAGTTGTTACTAGGCATCCAAAGGATAGATGGATTTCTGGATTCAATCAATTTCTTAGCGAGGTTGGGGTTTATCTTTCTACACCAAACTCTAGAGATATATTATTAGAGTTAAGAAACAAAAAATTTATATTTGATGGGCATACTTTGCCACAGTTTAGATTTATAGATTACTGCTTTCAACCATCAAAAATAAACTTTGACATTAATCTTATTAGAATCGATGAGTTTTTTGAACAAAAAATATCTGATTTTATTGGTTGCGAAGTTCCAATAAAGAAAAAAAATTTAATGGATGGTGAGTATTTAAAAATTAAAAACTATGAATTATGTTGTAAGATTTTTAATGACTATTGTTTAAGGCATCAAAAATTTATAGATGTATACAGTCAAGATTATGTCTTGTACAACAATTCTAAATAAAAAAATGTCAAATATTTAAAGTAGAGATGGGGAAACATTACTTATTAAATTTGTATGGGTGTTCTTTTGTATTGTTAGACGATCAAGAATACCTAATAAAGTTATTAGAAGAAGCAGCTAGTATTAGCGGCGCTACTGTAGTTAATACAATTTTTAAAAAATTTGATCCTCAAGGAGTTACTGTACTAACTTTGCTGTCTGAAAGTCATATTAGTATTCATACTTGGCCAGAAAAGGGAGAGGCTGCAGTAGATCTATTTACATGCGGCGATTGTAACCCAAAGATTGGGTGTGATATGATAATCGAACAATTATATGCTACGAATCATACACTTAGTTACATAGAAAGATGATTGCTAAAATTGTTGATGCATTTGGTCCTATTGTAGTTGGGACTATTTTGGGAATTTCATTATTGTTCCCATTTGCATTTTTTATTTACGATTCAGAGAAGAATCCCGATAAGTATAATCATAAATGAAAATTGATACTATTATAATTGATAATTTTTTAGATAAACCAGATTTGGTAAGGTCTTCTGTTATTTGTTTGCCATTTAAAAATACTGGAACATTTCCTGGTAGTCGTACAGATGCAGCAGACCATGACTACCAGGAAATGGTGCGTGCAAAAATAGAACCAGTAATAGGAAAAAAAATTGAATTTAGGAGAGATAGAGATTGTTTTAGATTTCAACTTTGTTTAAGAGATGATTCCACTTGGATTCATAAAGATGATGTTGAATGGGCAGGAGTATTATTTTTAACTCCAGGTGCTCCAATAAATTCTGGAACAGGAATTTATAATGAAGAAAAAAAATTAGTGACAATGATGGGTAACGTATATAATAGATTAATATTATATCGCGGAACTCTATATCATAGAAGTATGATTCCTGGGTTTGGAGATTCTGTTGAAACTGGTAGACTCACCCAAGTTTTTTTCTTTGATACTATTGGTTGACAAAATAAATTTTTCCTTCTATAATTGAAAAATATATCTTTCTTATCATGACATATAAACCTTATAGTATGGAATGGAATAGGCATAGATACCTTGCTGAAGCAATTCAACAGTATTTTAATACTGATGCTTCGGCAGACACTATTTTAGATGACATTGTGGATGTTCTGGAGAAGAATGTTGAACATCACAAGACTCGCGCAGAAAAATTTCAAGAAGTTTTGGATGGATTAAAATCTCTTCCATATTGATTTGAATACTAAATAACCCTATATGGAGACTACATATGCTCTCTACACAATATCGACTTCGTTTGGAAGCAATCTGCGACAAAATTGCTAAACATCAAGAAGTCACTTTAGATGATATGATTTGGGCAGAGAAACTTGCCAAGGCAAATAGGACCGCAGGTACAATGCTCCGCCAAGCAAGAAGAACAGCAGAAAATCCCGACATGAAGAAGGGTGATATGGATGATTTTTTAAATCAACTTGACATTGGTGGATTGGGTCACGAACGTTTTGGTATTCGTAGATTTGAAAGTGTTGATGATATTGTAGATTTCTTTTCGGAAGATAGAGATAAGCCTGACGATTGGAGACAAAGAGATTAAAATGTATTACATTTTACAAAAAGACTTGCCTATATAATGCAATAGGTCTATAATGACCTTACGTTCATCCCTATGGGACGGAAGTAAGCCGACTCGGAACGGAACGTTCATCTATGGAAGCACTCATTCTTTCATGCTTACAGGCACAGTTAATTGCTGGGAGAGTTAATAAACAAGACATTCCTAAACAGATTAAGAATGATTTAATTTGGGAGATTAAACAAATCTCTCCCAAAGAGTGTAAAATAGACGCAAAAGCCGACTGAAGGAACGCTCTTTAGCCTCAAAATTAAGGAGAACCCTAATGTCTAAAGTCGTATATCGTGGTGTCGAATATGACACCAACGACCGCCCAAATCAAACTTTGAAAAGAGAACCTCATGTAGAAATCTATCGCGGAACAATGTTCTGGGTGGATGAAAATGGAAACAAATTCTCTATGGAAAAGTCAAAGGGAGGTAATGTAAAATGAATACTTACTTCGTTCGTTACCTCAAGAAAAAAGCAAAGAAGGAAAGTCTTCTTAAAGCTGCACAGTTAAATATGGCAAAACAACCACAAATTGCTTAATATAAAGAGGGGACTTGACTCCCCTCTTTTTTTTATCTATAATTACCTTTGTTGAGGTTAATAAAAATGGATAGAGAAAAGCTAAAGCTATTAATTAATACTCTTAAACAACTTATTGAAGAAATAGAATCTGAAGTTCTTTCAGATACAGAAAGTTATGTACAAGAATATGATTATAGTATAACCGATTACGATGAAGTCTTTGAGGATGACGATGGATACTGCGATTAATACCTATCATAGATACCTTAACTTACCTTTCACTATTGGTCCTCTTCCGTTATTTAAGGAACAGGGTAATCAAATCAGACATTTTTATATTAATGATTATCCATTCTATCCAATGGAAGAATTTTTTGTTGACCTTGGATTGACTCTTCATCTTAAAGAAGTATTTTATACCCCACCATTCTCTAAGATTCCGATTCATACCGATCATGGTCACTATACAAATCATGCCAAGATTAATATGTCTTGGGGACCTGAAGAAGGTGTGATACAATGGTGGAAGTCTGATAAAACTAAAAGAATGCAACTGAATGGTTATCAGGGTAGCACCGATGAATACCATGATAATCTTTGGGCAAATGAGGAAGATTCTGAACTTCTTTATGAGGCAAATACAAATCGACCTAGTTTAGTTAACGTGGGTGTTTTGCACGGTACAAATAATCCCACACCGCATGGTAGATGGACGTTATGCTTTGTTCCAGTCAACCAAGCGGGACAGTTTATACACTGGGATTCTGCTTTAGAAATTTTTAAAAATTATTTGGAGAGTTAAATGTCTAATATTGTTAAATTGATTGCTGTTACTCAAGGTGCAGGAGAACTTGCTGGAAAGTCTGCACAGGAAGTAATTACATACAATGCTCGTGTAAGCAATCCAAGTAATCAACTTAAATTTGATACTGCTGCTGGACTTCTTCGTTATTGTATTAAGCAAAATCATTGGTCTATCTTCGAGCAAGCAGATATGACTCTTGAAATCAATACGACTCGTGGTATCGCAGCTCAAGTGCTTCGTCATAGGTCCTTCACATATCAGGAATTTTCACAACGTTACGCAGATACAAAACTACTTACTGATCTTCCTGAGGTTCCTGAACTTCGCAGGCAAGACGAAAAGAATCGTCAGAACTCAACTAATGATTTGGATGAACATGTAAGGGAAAAGTTTGAGGGAATGATTGAACAGCACTTTGAAGAATCACAACGCCTTTACGATAAGATGCTTGATGCAGGTGTTGCAAAGGAATGTGCAAGGTTTGTGCTTCCACTCGCAACCCCCACCAGAATCTACATGAAGGGTTCTGTAAGGTCATGGATCCATTATATTGACCTACGCTCTGCTCACGGCACTCAGAAGGAGCATATGGACATCGCAGAAGCAGCACGTTGCGTCTTTATCTGTCAGTTCCCTGATATTGCTAAAGCACTTGGTTGGGAACCAGAGAACTGTCCAGAATGTATTGATGCCCCATCTATTATCATCCAATAAATAAGTTATCTTTATTATAGAAGTTATGGCAATTTATCCTATTATTCATGTTGAGACTGGAGAAAAAAAGGTCGTTGAAATGAGTGTTAATGATATTATGCAGTGGTATAAAGATAACCCAGAATGGAGACGAGATTGGTCTGAAGGTTGTGCTTCTACTGGTGAGGTTGGTGAATGGAAAGACCAATTGATTAAAAAGCACCCTGGGTGGAATGATGTTCTTGAGAAGGCATCTAGAGCACCAAAATCTAATGTGAAAAAGATTTAATCATGGTTGGGAATGATAAAACAACGGAACAATATAATGTTACGTACTCAGACATTGTAGATCTAATAGATAAAAAAAATATTGTTTCAATCTTTCAAGGTAAAACTGAAGCAGGACCAAGAGCTTTAGGTAATAGGTCTATTCTTTATGACCCTAGAGATTCTGATGCTAAAGAATTTGTTAATTCGGTAAAAAGAAGAGAGTGGTGGAGACCATTTGCTGCCTCAGTCTTACTTGAACATGCTCATGAATGGTTTGAAATGTTGACTATAAAAGAATCTCCGTTTATGATGTATGCAATTCCAGTTAAAGAAGAAAAAAAAGAATTAATTCCAGGAGTTCTTCATGTTGACGATACTTGCAGAATTCAAACTGTAACTGAAGAACAAAATTATCACTACTATAATTTAATTAAAACCTTTTATAGTAGAACAAACATTCCAATGTTGTTTAATACTTCGTTTAATCTTGCGGGAGAAGTAATTTGCCATACTCTTTATGATGCTCTTACCACTATCTCTAATAGTCGTATAGAGTATCTTTATCTTCCAGAAGAAAATAAATTATACACTTGTTTAAATGACTGATTATGTACATCCTTGGAGTTAACATATCACACCATCCATCTCTTGCTCTTCTTAAAGATGGAGAACTCATATATTATTTGGAAGATGATAGATGGAACAAAAGAAAGGAAGAACCATGGACGTTAAAAAGTTATATTCGTTCTATCACTGATATTTTAAAGTATACAAAACATCTTGACCACATTATCTTTGTATCCTTTTGTAGAGGTGATAGTTATACAGAAGATTTTTATGCTGAAGAATCTGATAAGGAGATGATTGAGGAGGTTAAAAAACAATTATCTCAATGGACAATAACTTACGGAGAAGAGCATTATTATCTGGAACATCATTTGTATCATGCATGTAGTGCTTTTTATGGGTCAGAATTTAATGAGGCGGCTGCATTAGTTTTAGATGGTGGTGGTGCATATGTTAGAGATTACATACGCAATAGAGAATCTGAATCTATGTTTTACTTTTCAGAGACTGGAAAGTGTGAATTGATTAGTCAAGTTTTTACTCCAAGTTGTATTACTTACTTTGATCCACCATTTGAAATTGAGGATAATAAAATTTTATCTTCAACTGGAAGTTGTGGTTGGTTGTTTAACTCTATTGCTGCAGTTACTAGACTACATTCTGCTGGTAAGATTATGGGGTTAGCACCTTATGGTAATTCAAGTGAACTTGATAATGATGTTTGGTTTGATTATGATCAAAAAACGGATCGATGGTATACTAACAATAAAAATGTATTAAATACTATTAGAAAGATTTATGAAAATGATGATGTAAATCCTAATTTTGATGAATCTTTTTTAAAAAACCCAACTTTTGAACAAAATTCAAATCTTGCAAAAAAACTACAGAATGAAACTAAAGAGCATACTATTAGACTAATACAGATGTTACTTGATAAAGTTCAAACAAATAACATTGTTTTATCTGGTGGTTACTTTTTAAACTGTGTTAATAATTATGAGTATATTAAAGCATTTCCAAATGTCAATTTTTATGTTGACCCATTATCTCATGATGGTGGAACTGCTGTTGGTGGTGCCAAATATGTTTGGCATCATCTCCTAAACAAAAAAACAAAGTATCCATTAAAGAATTTATTTCTTGGTGGATAATAAACCCTATTAATTTTAAAATTCTTATGGCAAGAAAGAGAAGACCCGATTTACAACCAATTGGTGTTGGCATGACTGCTAAGCAAATGAAAAGAAGAAAACCAATTAATATGGATTTTCTTCTTGATATTGAACCTCTCAACGATAATCAATCTAAATTGTTTGAGACGTTTGATAATGATAAGAATTTAGTTGCATATGGTGCCGCTGGAACTGGAAAGACATTCATCACTTTTTATAACGCTTTGAAGGATGTTCTTGATGAATCAACACCGTATGAAAAAATTTATATCGTAAGATCTCTTGTTGCCACTAGAGAAATCGGATTCCTTCCTGGTACACATGAGGATAAAGCAGATATCTATCAGATTCCATACAAGAACATGGTCAAATACATGTTCCAGATGGCAACAGATGCTGATTTTGAAATGCTTTATGGCAACCTAAAGACTCAGGGCACGGTTAGTTTTTGGTCTACTTCATTCCTTAGAGGAACTACGTTAGACAAAGCAATTATTATTGTAGATGAATTCCAAAACTTGAATTTCCATGAACTTGATAGTATAATTACAAGGTCTGGTGAGAATACTAAAATTTGTTTCTGTGGTGATGCAACTCAATCCGACTTGCAAAAAACCAATGAAAGAAATGGTATTATTGACTTTATGAAAATTCTTAGAGTTATGCCTTCGTTTGATATTGTTGAGTTTGGTCTTGAGGATATCGTTCGTTCTGGTCTCTGTAAAGAATACTTAATTGCAAAACACGAATTGGGATTTTGATGTTTAATCACGTTGATTTGAAACTCCCTCAACTTAAGAGGGAGACTATAGATGGTGTTCGATATTATTTTGTTCCTGAAGAGAACGAACTATTAAAACTAGTCTCTATCACTTCTGTTACTAGTCACAAAAATCGCCAGTTCTTTGCGGACTGGCGTAAAAAAATTGGTGCAGAGAAGGCAGATAAAATTACACGACAAGCAACAAGTCGTGGAACTGACATGCACCTTTTGACAGAGCATCATCTCAAAAACGAAGAACTTCCAAAGGTTCAACCACTGTCGGAATTTTTATTCAAAATTGCACAACCAGATCTAAATCGAATAAATAATATTCATGCACTTGAAGGTTCAATGTACAGCAAGGTTCTAGGAATTGCTGGAACTGTAGACTGTATCGCTGAGTTTGATGGGGAACTTGCCATCATTGATTTCAAGACATCAAAAAAACCTAAACCAGTAGAGTGGATTGAACATTATTTTGTACAGTGTATGGCGTATGGATGTATGCTGTACGAATTGACAGGACTACAAGTAAAAAAACTTGTCATTATTATGGCATGTGAAAATGGAGAATGCGTTGTTTATGAAGAATACGACAAAACAAAATACATTAAACTACTCATGGAATACACTAGAGAGTTTCTTAACTACAAATTGGAAAGCTATGCCAGTTAAACTAGAAGACGAGTTTGAAAGGGTATTAGAGAAGAAGTTTTTTTGCCCGACAAAATTTGCTCAAGAGATTGAGGTTCTAGTTAAAAATAACAAAGATATGAATTATATTGATGCTATTATTCATTTCTGTGAAAAGAATAGTATTGATTTAGAATCAGTTCCGAAACTTATATCAAAACCTTTAAAGGAAAAGATTAAGTATGATGCGATGGAATTAAACTTCTTAAAGAGGACTTCTAGAGCAAAATTGGTTTTTTGATTCAAAAAAAGTCGAAAAAAACATCGCGGGGAAAATTTTGAAAACCCCCCTTCTAAAATTATGACTCCGTTTGACGTATATAAGACATATCTTTCGTTAAAAAATCACTTTACAAAAGATAATTACGATTATCATAAGTATTGTGGTAAAACTCGTGCCTCTTTGCAATCCTTTTATAAAAGGAAGGATAGATATTGGTTTGAGAAGTTAGGTAGGCAAAAAAATGATAAAGAGATTATTGATTTTTTTGTTGCTAATTTTGTTTCCTCTGGAGACGCAGATTCTCTTTGGATTGGTCAAATAATTAGAGAAGGTGAATCTGTGTATAACAATTGGAAGAAGAAAAAAGAGTCTTTGGCATATATCTTTAAAGAAGAGACTACCGATTTGTTTACAGAGCATAAGTTTAAAGAAGTTTTTGATTGCTCAAAGGGACATCCACCTTTACTTAAAAAATTCTTAAATGGCAAAATTAGCATAGAAACTATGGTCATATATGACAGAATATTTCTCTTTGGGAATGATTTTGATAAAAAATTGATAGATCCAGTTTGGCAATTGGTCTCAAAAAATATCAAAAAATACAATTCCTTCCTAAATATTGATATATTCAAGTATAAGAAAATTTTAAAGGAGTGTGTATTATGAGTTTTTTTGATTCTGAAGTTGTTCGCTCCGAAATTGCACATATTAACGAACTTCAGGAAAAACTATACGATAATATGTTCAAGTTTTTTAAGATGGATAGGGAAGGAAAACTTGAACATGTAAATGTACTCCAAGATTTGCTTGAGAAGCAAAAAGTATTATATACAAGATTGTCTCTGTCGGATGATCCAGAGGCAAAAAAGATGAAGGAAAATATATCTAAATCTGCAATGGCAATGGGACTTCCAGAAGGAATGGACATGAATATTATTTTTTCAAATATGGAAAAACTGATTCAACAAATGAAGGATCAGGTCAACAAAACAGAGGGTTGACGCACTAGGGGACTTGCACTATACTGGTAAGTGTCCACCGCAAGTCCCCAAAGGACACACACAAGCCGAATCTCAAAAATACGAGGTAATCTAATGTCTTTCGCAGATCTTAAAAAGCAATCTTCGCTTGGTTCTCTTACTCAAAAGTTGGTAAAAGAAGTTGAGAAGATGAACACAAGTTCTAATGGTGCAGATGAGCGCCTTTGGAAACCAGAAATGGACAAAACTGGTAATGGTTATGCAGTTATTCGTTTTCTCCCTGCTCCTGAAGGAGAAGACCTTCCTTGGGTAAAAATGTACTCCCACGGATTCCAAGGTCCTGGTGGTTGGTATATTGAAAACTCCCTGACTACTATTGGACAAAAGGATCCAGTGTCCGAATATAATCGTGGACTTTGGAATAGCGGTAACGAAAAGGATAAGGAAACTGTCCGTAAGCAGAAGCGTAAACTGTCTTATTATTCTAACATCTATATTGTAAAGGACCCCACAAATCCTGCGAATGAGGGTAAAGTATTCCTCTTCAAATATGGTGCTAAAATCTTTGATAAGGTAATGGCAGCAATGCAACCTGAGTTTGAAGATGAAGAACCCATCAATCCCTTTGACTTCTGGCAGGGTGCGAACTTCAAACTGAAGATTCGTAAGGTTGATGGTTATTGGAACTATGATAAGTCCGAGTTTGATCGTCAAGCACCTCTTCTTGAAGACGATGATGCTCTAGAGGGTGTATGGAAGAAAGAATATTCTCTACAAACTTTGGTTTCTCCTTCTGAGTTTAAAACTTTTGAAGAACTTCAAAAACGTCTTGACTATGTTCTTGGTAAGAAGGGAACTCCTAAGTATCAAGATTCTGATGAATATGAAGAGGAAGATACCACTCGTGGTTCCTTCAAACCAGACTTCGGTTCACGTCAAACTCAAGAGAGTCAACTTCCAGAAGAGTTGAGTTCTCAACTTGAATCGTTGACTTCTTCATCTTCTTCTAATGATGAGGATGATGACGCCCTTAGTTACTTCCAGCGCCTTGCTGAAAGTTGATTAAGTAGTTATTCATATAAACGAGGATTATCTCCTCTCTTAATGGTTCTGGACACATACTGTTCAGAACCTTCTTTATATTCCATAATACCTTCAATATCATCTAAAACTATACTTAAAAATTCTGGTTTTAGAATGTAAATATTTCTTTTTTTGTTTTCGAGGTTTTCTTCATACTGATAATTTGTTACAGGAACACAAGATTCTTTACCAACTATCTCTAATAGTTCTCCTGCTCTGGTGTCGAAATAAACAGTTCCATAAGTAAGTCTCTTTCTCCAGTTGAATCCATCATACTTCCATTCTTGTCCACTTCTTTCAAAAATTTCATTAACTTGAGGTTCATATAGATTCCCAGGTTTACTAAAAATTAAATCTGGAGGAGAATTGTATCCTCTTCCTGGATTTGTTAATGTTATTTCTTTAACCTCACCAGATTCTGTTTTTACAACTGCTTTTGCTGTAATTGGTGGCAATGGATTTTCAATTACAGCAGTTGGAGGGGTTCTGTAGTTATAACCACGGTCTACCATAATGACTTCATCAACACCACCATTTTTAATTAAAACATAACCAGTTGCTGTTCTGTGTGGAATTGGTGATTGAATAAAAATGTTCGGTGGATTACTTGTAGTGTATCCTGCTCCAGCTTTTGTAACCGTGATATTGACAATTTTTTCTGTTGTTGTAGTTCCAACACCCACAGTTGCAGTTGCTGTTGCAGTAATGTCTGTACTATAACGGTATAATTTTCTATTACTAGAACCACCAACGATGAATAGTGTCTCTGTTGGATTAGCATACGCATCCATAGGAATTGTGTCACCACTATCCGTTTGAATATTACGAGAACCTAGTAGTGTAAAACTATCTAAATCCCAATTTGCACCTAATTCTAATACGTGCATTTGTTTTGTATCTGTTCCAGAGACATATAATTTTGTTCCATCGTCTTTAAACGCAAAACCACGTACAGAAGTTTCTCCAGTTAATGATTGTATGTTAACTTGTTGTGTTGGTAATGGTTTTAATGTTGTAATATTCCAGTCTACAAGTAATTCGTATTTTTTGATTGTATCTGGATCTTGAGTTTCAATAATATACAAGTAAAACCCATCATCCTGCATTCTAATTCCTGATGATGTGGGCATACTAATCGCACCAGCTACAGTTGCTGTGCTTATATCCCAATCTGTTGATAAATCATATTGTGCAATTTTAAAACCAGATCCAGTTAAACCAGAGACATACATTCTCGATCCATCTGGTTTAAATTCAATACCAGTTAGATATATGAAGGATACTCCACCAAAATTTAGAGTTCGAGTTGCAATCTTAGTCCCACTTGCTATATTGTAAGGTGATGATAATTCATAATGCTCAATAACTCCACTAGTATAAGTATTTGCTCCGTGACATGTGTATATTCTTACACCTAGAGCATCCATAAAGAATCCTTCAAATCCATCTTCTACTGTAAAGTTTGAATCGGTAATAAACAATGCACTACTGATAACATCTGGAGGTGGATCTATTGTAACTATTGGTGTAAAAGTATATCCATCTCCAGGATTACTAATCGTTATAGATCTTATAGTTCCTCCAGCACCAATAACAGGTGTTAATGTTGCTGTAATTGTAGGTGGTGGAGGACTAAATGTAATTTGTGGTTGGAACGTATAACCAGTTCCATTATCAATAATTGTAATTAAACCAACTTCTCTATCATCTGGTGGATTATTAAGTTCTACAGATATTGTACCTTTTCTTGGATTTGGTGGTGGAGTAATTGTTACAGATCCAATTCCAGTATATCCTGCCCCAGGATTTGTAATCGCTAGTTGAGTAACTGTTCCTGAGACTGCATCAACCGATGCTGATCCTGCTGCAAAAATACCAGGAATAACCGATGGTAATTGAACGTTAGGGTCTAGCTCTATTTCATATTCTGGTGCTTTGAAAAATCCTTCATTGACTTCTTTTCCACCTTCTACAATTATGTACCCTTCTCTTGTCCTAACCTCAGAAGTTTCATAATGATGAATTCCAGAATATAAATTTTCGTAACTTCCGTATTTTTGTAGAACATAGTCATTGAATGCATATTGTGTCTTTGGCCACTCATCATAAACATTATTGACGTTATTCGCCAATAAAACTAACCAATCTAATGTGGGGTCATTGTAAAATTTATCAGCTACTTGATCGGGTCTCTCTTCTCCAATTATAGTATACTTTTGAAAGTAGGAGACATTTTTAAAAATATCATCTCTTATTTTTGCTCTTTTGAACAAATTCTTGACAGTAGTATAATCTGATAGAGAATTTTTATTTAATCCTCTAGAAATGTATTCAAAATTAGGTACTTTTTTAAAATATTCTTGCGTCATCTTATCAATATCCTATTGGGTGGTTGTCTGATTCGTTATAGTCTTTAGCATAAATTGGTTCTAGCTCCATGAATTGTAAATTCACAGTATAAGAAACCATACCACCGTCTTTAAAAGACATGTAACTTCCATCTGGTGTGTAATCAACATTACATGCCTGTAATGCACAATCTTTTATCTTACCTATACCAGAATGTTGTTTTCCACTTCCTCCATGATAAAACTCTATCCCAAAAACTCTTGGTGCTTTTAAGAATAATTCTTTTTCTGAGGTTTGTGCTGCCATACTTGATTTAAAAAATCTTAATATTTGCTTCACTCTTATACTCTCGTCTTTTGACCTTGGAGTAAATCTAAATGAGAAATTAAATGATCTTAATTGAGGTCCTTGGAATAATAATTCTGTATTTGGGTTAAAAATTGCACCACCAATCTTAGGTAAAATTTGAACACCTACTGCTTGTTCGGTAAAGTATGCAATGATTGCTTTTTCAATATCTGTATTTGCACTTTTCATTTTATCAACAACATTTCCAATCTGACCAACAAATCCATCCATACCATCACGTATTCCACCAATTGCTAATTGAGAACCAGCTATCTGAGCAGGATTAAATGTTTCTTCATTCCATCCAACAGTATTGGCATCACTAATTCCAGTTTGTATTGGTAATTTAACACTATTACCAGTTGCAGTATTTGCTCTTGAATTAAAAGATAGATTTTCTGAACTAAATGTTTTCTTCCCGTAATTTTTTTCAGTAAATTTAATATAATCCATATTAGGTGGAAAAGCTAATGGATACTCTATTGCACCTGCTCCTCCTGTTGCTGCTTGCCCAGAACCAGTTAAAGAATCTATGCTCACTACGGTAGACACCGCATCTGCTGCAGCAGATCTGTTTCCAACTACACTACCAGACCCACGAGCATCTGTTGTTTGTTGTTGAGGGTCTGGTGGAGTTCCACCTGGAGGTACTGTTCCATCTGGTTGAGTTGAATTACCTTGCTGTGGTGGTTGTTGCTGCTGTTGAGCACCTGTTGCAGAGGAACCTAAAACATTTGAATTGGTTGTTAATGATGGTGATTTGGAATTAGCAGAAGTTTGAGCTGTAGACATTTGTTGGGAAGTTAATTGTCTTCCAGTTCTATCTACAGAGTCTTGATTTATGGCAATTCTTGCCGACTGTGTAAAATTATTTGCAGTTGTGCCATTACGGTTTATTGCATCTACTAAAGGTTGTCCACCTAAAGTGTTTGCATATTCTGAAGGAATCCATCTATTATTTGGACCTAAAGTAGCTATTCTTTGATTAGCATCTAGTGTGTTTGCAGCACCAAGAGGATTGAATGTCTGCAATACGACTATTGTTTCTCTGGTTGATGGAACATAAACTACTCTATAATTTTGATTTGTGTCTAGTTGACCTTGATATTGTAATCTTTGAGTTCCGCCAATTATAACGTCAGAATTAGCTAGAGCTGGATTAGTATTCGATATGACTGAACCTGGTTGTCTTGTAGCTCTAGACATTTTTACTTTCCTTTAAAATCCTGATCGTTTTGACCATAACTTTTATATATTCTTGATCCCCGCAACATATTCCTAAAAGATTTGTTAGTTTGTTTCCAAATATCTTCTAACATTAAATCTTTTTGCTCACCTTTTGTAATAGAAACAAATCCTTCTATAGGTAAGTTGGCGGCGACAGTCCACTCATTAAATGCAATATCTAAAAGTAGTCCATCAATTTGACTTATTATATATTTAGATATTGAACTATAAGGTAATGTTAATTTTCCATCTTTTAGATTGTCAAGAACCATCTTTCTTTTGATTGGGTGAATGTAATGTAAATTACATCCCATAAAAGATTTTCCATCAAAAGATATTACATATACTAAAGGAAATGGATCAAATACCTTAACATCTTTTTTAAATGGTGGGTTATATTCAAACATATAAATGTGACCTTGACGAGGAACTCTTCTTAATAAATTTTCGTCTTGATCTTCAGGGTCTTCCTGAGCAGAATCTCTTCTCTCATCTAGAATAAATTTTTTGGGATTATTCAAATATTGTCTTGTTAATCTGCGAAATGCTCTTCTATAAAAGAAAGGTGATCTACCTTCTTCTACTTCTACTTCTTCTTTTAGTTCCTCAAAAAGAGTTTTTTTAGACATTACTTGATTCCTAGTTCGTCTTCTGTAATAATTTTAAACTCTAATCTTCGGTCTTTACACCATTCTTCTGCAGCTCTCCATTTTGCTTTATTTACTTCATATGTTTTTGCTTCGTAAATAAAAGATTTTGTAACCCTTGACTTTCTTGTTGGTGGAACTGTCTGTCTCTTTGGTTTCACTTCAACTACGTAAGTTTTAATATGTCCTGTCGATTCTTTTACTTTTATAATAAAATCTGGAAAGTATCGATGAATTTTTTTATCTAATGGTGATATGTAAGGGATATAAAATTCTTCGCTTGCCCATTCAATTATATTTTCATTCAAATCACACCAAGCACAAAATTTTCGTTCCCAACTGCTTCTGCAAATAATATTGTTGGGATTTCCTTTATATTTTTGGGGATAGGATGGTTTGTACTTGCTCTTTATACTTTCGTTCATTAAGTGTACTACATATAATATAAACAGTTAACTTTATTTAGATGGCAACGCCTCCAATATCTTCTGGAGTTACGATGAATACTTTGAAGAGTAGGATTCTTAATCCTGCTTTAACTTCTCATTATTCAGTTATGATATATCCCCCTCAAGGGTCTTCTCAAGGAAATAATGACGGAGAACCAACTTTAGCAAATTATATAAGATCTGAATTTGGAATTATTTACGATTTGTCATTGATGGAACTGACATGCACAGAAGCAAATCTTCCAGGGTCTAGTCTTGCTACAATAGAAACTCTTGACTATATGGGAGTTACTGAAAAACATGCCTATAGAAGATTGTATGATGATACAATAGACTTTACTTTTTTAGTAACTCAGGATAGTAATTATCAGCAAATTAGATTCTTTGATGCATGGCTTAGATATATTGTTAGAGAGGATAGTTCTAGATTGAATCAAAGTACCTTTTATGCTAGAGCAAGGTATCCTTCTGAATATAAAGGTACACTTCAAGTGGTTAAATTTGAGAAAAATTTAGGTAGTAGATTTTCTGTAGGAGGTGTACCTCTTTTGATTTACAACTTTGTTGATGCTTATCCTAAATCAATAAATTCCATTCCAGTATCCTATGATGCGTCTGATCTATTAAAAGTAACAGTATCTTTTACTTACAGTCGTTATTATGTGGATAGGCAACTAACAGCAACATCTGCTAATCAAGAACGCAATCAAAACTCTCCAGGTAACCCAGAAGTTCCTTCTGCTGGTGCTCTTGGCACATTAAATCCCCAAAATAATGTTACTTCAGAGTTAAGATCGCAAGAATTGCAAAGAAATATTAGTAATGACTCTAGAACGCAACCATTTAATTTAAGGGGATTTGGTTCAAATTGGGGAACTACTAATAATAGAACAACAACTGGGGGCGGAAATGCCTGATAAATAAACATACTGAAACTTATATCAGAATATCATGCCTTTACCTAAGATATCTACACCAACTTATGAACTTGAATTGCCATCAACTGGTAAAACAATTCAATATAGACCTTTTTTGGTAAGAGAGGAAAAACTTCTTGTTCTTGCTTTAGAAAGTGAAGATACTAAGCAAATTACTACGGCAATCAAAACCGTAATTAAAAACTGTGTTTTAACAAAAAGCATTAAAGTAGAAGAATTGCCTACATTTGATATTGAATATTTATTTCTTAATATTAGAGGAAAGTCTGTAGGTGAAGATTTAGAAGTTAATGTGATTTGTCCAGATGATGAAGAAACATTAGTGCCAGTTAAAATTAATATTGATGATATTAGTGTTAAAAAGAACGAAGAACATAATAAACAAATTAAAGTTGATGATAGTATTATGATGGAAATGAAGTATCCATCATTAGACCAATTTATTAAAAATAATTTTGATTTTGCCTCTGGTGGTACAGTTGAACAATCTTTTGACCTTATTGCTACTTGTATTGATCAAATTTATACCGAAGAGGAATCCTGGGCAACTTCAGATTTAACTAAAAAAGAAGTTGTTGAGTTTTTAGATCAAATGAATTCATCTCAATTTAAACAAATTGAAAAGTTCTTTGAGACTATGCCAAAATTATCTCATGAAATTGCAGTTAAGAATCCTAAAACTGGAGTTGAAAGTACTGTAGTTCTGGAGGGACTATCAAGTTTTTTCGCATAGCCCTCTCTCACATGGACTTGGAGAATTATTATAAATTAAATTTTGCGTTAATGCAGTATCATAAATATTCATTAACTGAAATTGAAAATCTAATGCCATGGGAGCGAGATGTTTATGTTGCTCTGTTGAAGGCTCACTTAGAAGAAGAGAAATTAAAGCAACAACAAAATGGCGGATAAACCCAAGTATGTAGAAAAGTTTATATCTTATTCTTCTGTTCAGGCAAAGCGTGGACTGTGGAGATCCATTCTTGCAGAAAGAATGGACTTTGCTAAATTTTTGATTGCAAACACATATAATGTAAATGCAGATAGAGTTAAAGATATCTTTTTAAGTGCTTGGGACAAATCTACAAAAGATTATCCGTCACCAAAATATGCTAGACCACAAAATTCAAAAGAATGGGAGTCGTTTAATAGTTATATTTTATACTTGTGGGAATATTATGTAGAAAATCTAGGAACTAAGAAAAAATTACCAAAAGAAAAGGATACTGGTGCATTAGTTCCTACTGATAAAACTAATGGTTCACAACAAGAACCCCCAGGTAAAGAAAGATTATATGAAGGTGTTAATGAAGAAGACCTTGTTGATGAAGATATTGATGAAAGGGTATTAAAATTATTAGGGATCGATAATGTCTTCGACATTGATTATGCAACATACCTCTCTTTATTAAGGGAGAGAATGGCTGCTGCTAGAATGACGGGTAATAATATACCAACAGAAGAAGCAGAGTTGTTAACAAATGAGTGGAAGCGAGTAAAGGGTAAAGTTGGTAGATTTAGAATTAAAAGAAAAACTGTTAATACTGGAGGATTTGGTGGAGGTCCTTTAGCAATTAGAACAGGTTCATTTTTTGTTGCTCAAAAAGTAGCATTTCCAGAAAAAGAAGAAGGTGATAAAAAATTAGTTGGTCTTGCAGCAATTGCTGATGATATTGCTGCGATTAGAAAAACTGTTGAGTCTATTGCAGATTTAATGTCTCAACAAATTTCTATGATTAGAAAGGAGTTAGAGAAAGATAGGAGACTAAAGGAAGGGAAGAAGAGACAAGATAAGGAAAATCTGTTAGAAAAAGGTGGAAAAGCAGCTTTAGCACTTGCTAAAAAAATGTTATCACCAGTGCAGAGTCTTTTAGATAAAATTATTCAATTTTTAACCACGGTTCTTGTTGGACATTTGGTATTAAAATTGTTTAGGTGGTTTGCAAATCCAGAAAACAAAAATAAAGTAGATACAATTCTTCGATTTATAAAAGATTGGTGGCCTGCTTTACTTGCTGGATTTTTACTATTTGGAACTTCTGCTGGTAAATTAATTAGAACAGTCATTGGTACTTTAACCAAATTAACATTTACAATGGCAAGGAAGGGAATTCCTATGCTGTTGAACTTTTTAAAGAAAAATCCATATGTTGCTGGTGCTTTAGCAGTCACTGGATTGGCAATTGCCGCAAATGAGGTTACTGGGCAACGTCAAGCAGCATCTGTTCAAGCAGATAATAAAGCAAGAGCACAAAGAGGAGAAGGTTTAGGAGTTCAGGGAACTGATACTATGGGTGATAAAACCCCTAGTGTGGGTAATTTGGGACCAACAACTCAATTTGGGTCTCTTCAAGGCGCAAGTGGTGGTGGTAGAATTTTATCTCGTAGAGTAAAAGAAGAACCGATAAAAGCAGATGCATTTGCTGGGGGAGCACAAGTAACTGAAGATTCTGGACAAAGGATAACGGGAGCAGGAAAAGATACACAATTGATTGCAGCAAGACCTGGAGAAATTGTTATTTCAAAAGAGGCAGTTAATAAGTATGGAGCAAACTTTTTCTTAAGATTAAACAAATCTGGCGGAGGAACCAACGTTCCTAAAATGGTTAATAATATTCAACTTGCATCTGGTGGTGGTCTTATTGGCAATGCTTTGGACTTTTTGGGAAATCTTGGACTGCCTGGAACTGGTAGAGTAATGGCACCAAGATACGCTGATATGGGATATCGGAATAAATTTCTTGGATTAAATCTTAATCGAGTTAGACTTCCACAAATTCCTGGAAAGCAATTCTCACCACAACAGGTTCAGAGATATAATCAATCTCCTTCGGCAGCAGGTATGATACGAGATTGGAGTCCTTATGACCCAGTTCAGGTAAGTTTTCCAAAACCAAGACCAATACAATCTGGTTCATTTGTTGGTGGGGCGTTTAAAAATTTTGGAAAAAATGTTCAGACTATAAAAGGTGCCGCAAGACGCCAAGAAATAATGATGAGACAAATGGGATATGAACCAGATGGATATGTAAATCTCCGTGGACAACCAGTTATTGGACCACAATCTAGAGTTCTACCAAATAAAAACATTGAAGTTGCATCAAATATTTCACCACCAACAAGAAGAATTGAAATTACTTCTACAACAATTAATAAAGCTAAAAAACAAATTAAAGCACAACATGGGGTTGGTTCTCGTGACCTTGATACATCTTTCCCTGGAACTTACAATAGTACAACTCGTACTAAAAATATAATGACTTATGGTATAAGAGGGATAGCATAAGATGGCATTTATTGACGCTAAAAAATTATTAAATGCATCAGATGAAGGTGGAAGGGTTGCAAAGGTTTCTCAACCAAAAATGTTTTTGGTCCCTGTTAAGAATACAGAATATAAGCAAACTGTAGATTTATCGCAACAAATTAATAATGAAGATTTGTCCGATCCTGAAAGGCAAGTTGTTGAAGATATTAAAGTTATACGTGAAAAAGTAGTTAAGATAGAAGATATACTTAAGAAAACAATTAAAATTAACGTTAAAAAAGTACAACTTCGTGCAAAACAAGATGAAAATAAAAAGAGAAAAGAACAAGAAGATAAGTTAGAACAAAAAAAAGAAAAGAAAAGGGGACCAGGACTACCAAATATTCCTATCCCAGGAATGAGTATTATTGATAGAATAAAGCAGTTTTTGGGAACTATCTTTACAGGATTTTTAGTCTTAAGAATATTCAGATTACTGCCAAAGTTGGTTGAGTTTTTGGATTATATAAAACCAGTAACTGCATTTATAGAAGATTTTGTTAAAGGAATGTTTGATAAGTTTGTTACGACAATAGATCTTGGATATAAACTTGTAGATGGGGCTCAATCTAAAATTAAAGAATTATTTGGTGATGATGGTGAGAAAAAGTTTACTGAGTTTACAAGTACTTTTACTAAGTTTATGAATCTCGCAATTATTGCGGGAATGGCATCTATGGGTGGCGAAGACCCACTTAAAGATAAAAGATTTAAGGGACCAGAAAGACGAGGTTTTGATAGGTCTGGTAGAAGGGTTAATGCAAGAACACAAGAGAGATATAGAAGAAGGTTTGGTGATAATCAATATGGAGATAGATTTGGTAATAGGAATTTAAGAAAACTTAGGGGTCAAACACCCAGACCTACTCAAGGACTAGACCAAAGATTAGTTCAGCGTGGAGCGACTAAAATTGCTGGTAAAAATGTTGGAAGAATTGCTGGAAGAATTCCAATTGTAGGACCACTAATTGATTTTGGTATTAGGTCTTTAGTTTTTAAAGAACCTCTAGGTAAAGCTGCAGCAGGTGCAGTAGGTGCTGGTGTTGGACAGGCTCTTGGTGCTTGGTTGGGTGGAACTGTTGGAACTGTTGCTGGATCTGTGGTTCCAGTAGTTGGTAATTTAATTGGAGGAGCTGCTGGTGCTACAATTGGTGGAATTATTGGTGGATTGATTGGCGACCAAATTGGAGCTAGTCTTTATAATGTAATTACAAAATCGTCTCCAGATAAGATTGAAGGCAGAGCAAGAGGTGGTAGAGTAGGAGATAAAAGTAGACGTGATCCAGGATTAAAATATGGAAAAAAGAAAAAAAGTAAAGCAGTACCAATTACAAAATTAAAAGTTGATAAAACTACACCAGGATTAACAACTGGTCAGAAAAAAATAAAAGATTTATATGCTACAACAGATTTTAATAAACAACCAGTTCGTAATTTAGTATCTGCTGCTGAAAAATTAAAACAACCCAAGACATCAGTTTTTTCTAAGATTATGTCAATGGGTATTGATTTAATGTTGGGACATAGACCATCTAAAACAAGTCAAAGAAATGTTGCAAAAGCATTTGCGAGTTTGTTTGCTTCTGTACAAGATTCATCTTCCAATTCTATATCTAATGAAATTGCAAGAGCAATTCAAGCATTATCATCTGGTGGTGAAGTTTTAAGTGATAATAGAGATATAAAACGAAAGAATGAATCTATACTTGGATTGATGAAGGGTATTGAAAATGCTCTTTCTAGAGATTTAAGTGTATTAAATGCTATTTTAAATATTAAAACCACTCCTCGTACAGATCCAACTCAACCTGGAGGAGGTGCCCCTGGAGCAAGACTTCGTGGTGGGTCTAATGCCCAAATAGAAGCGGACTTGTTAGATTATTTTGCAGCAATTTATGGAAAAAATGCAGCAATTGGTATTGTTGCAAATATAAGACGAGAGAGTGGGTATAGAACTGCAACCCCTGATAATCCTAGTTATGAAGGAATGGTTCAATGGGATAGGAATCATAGATGGCCTAAATTTGTAAAATGGGCGCAAGATAGAGGATTAGACCCCTATAATAGAAATGTTCAGGCACAATATATTGCAATAGATATTAACAATCATGGAATCGCTGGAGAATTAAAGTCTGCCTCAAGTCCAGAAGAAGCGGCAAGTATTTTTTATAATAAATTTGAAAGAGGTGCTCATAGCAAACCAGTTAAAGGTAATGCTTATGATCCAAATAATGCACACGAGAATCTAAATAAACAATTTATTGCTGATATAACAGGAAGAAATCCTGATATTGGACGCAGATCTGGTCAGGTTGTTGTTTATCCTACAGCTAGTTCATCTGGATATAAACCACCAACACCTGGACTTTTTAATGCTGTTGAATATATTACTGGTGATTCTACTCAAGGGTCAAATTATGACCCAGGTGGTCACGGGGGACTTAAATATCATGAACATATTGCATTTAGAACAGAAGCGGATAAAGAGAGAGCAAAATCAGCATTAAGAGCAGCTGGATTTGAGATTGGTAGTGAATATAGACCTGGAGACCGTGGTTATCATGGTTCAAATCTTGCAATTGATGTTCCTCTTTATAAACCTAGTGGTGGTGGAGTTCAAAAAGGATATTCAGATAATTCTTCAGGGGAAAAACAATTTAGTGCGGAAGTCAGAAGAGTTCTGGGAATAGGAACTTCATCTCAACCACCAAGATCTCAACCAGCACAGTTGGGAAGAGTGATACGTTCTAGCAATGTTGGGGGTACAACTTACACTGAAAGGGAAGGTGGAAAATATTTTAAAAATGGAAAACCTGTTGATAAAGCATATTATGATGCCGTTAAAAAAAATCACCCATCTGCTTTTGGAACACAAGCGTCAATATCAACAAATAGACCAAATTCTGGTAATATTGCGGCATTAAACCAACGTGCTTCATATGATACTGATGGGACAACTCATATTTTTATTGTAGAAGTTGGTTAAATAGTAAATATAACTTTCAAAAATGGCTGGTAATACTCCAAATACAAAAGCAGAATCAGGTAATATATCAAAATGTCTCATTCATTCTAATAGAGGCAGTGGGACTGCTGATATATCTGGCGGTATTGTGGATTTTTCATATTTTGAAAGTATATTGGATAATTCTGTTAGATTTTCTTTGATAGTTTTGGATTCTGGACATAATGAAGGAAAATCTGATGATATTGCAATTTTATATAAACTTAAATTATCTGGATTTGAAAGGGTTGAAGTAACTTTTAATGATAATGATAACAACACATTAAAATTTACTGGAAATAACGCACTTTACATTAGCAAAATTTCAAATATATTATCATCATCTGAGCAGATGATTTATACAATTGATCTTTGCTCAAAAGAAATTTTAGCAAATGATTTTTTAAAGTCAGAAGTATATCAGAGATTTGATGGTGAAATCTCACAATCAGTTAGTATTATTTTAAAAGAAATTTTAAAAACTAAAAAAAATATTATAAGTGACCCTACAGAAAACAAATATAATTTTTATGGGTCTGGTAAAAAACCATTTGATTTGATAGCGGAAGTTGGAACAATGGGAGTTCCTCAAGGAGCGAAGTCTTCTGCTGGATATCTAATCTTTGAAACTTATGATGGATTTAATTTTAGAGCGATTGATAAATTATTTGCTGGAAGTCCTAAGAAAAAATTCATCTACAACGATTCAACATTATTACCACAAGGATATGATTCTAAAATTATTAACTATAAATCGTTAAAAACAATAGATGTTCAAAAGAATTTGGATTCTGGAGCATATGGTGGCAGACTAGAAACTTTTAATCCATATACACAATCCTTTAGTCCAAAAGCAAAAGAAGTTGGTAATGAGGATCAAAAACCAAGAGGTGGGCAAGAATTCCCCAAAATTTCTTCAGACTTTAGTGTTTATGGTGAATATACTAGAAGGTATAGCCATAGAATGGATGTAGGACAAACGCCATCTGGAAATAAAGGAAGGCAACTTGAAAAAAGAAAGGAAGAAAATTTGGAGTCAGCAAGAACAATAGTTCAATCTGGAATGACTTATAATAAACTGTTTACTTTGTCTGTTGAGATAAGTATCCCAGGAGATTTTAGTTTAAGGGCAGGTCAAATTGTACATTGTGATTTTCCAGAGCAATCTGGAAAGAAAGAAATGATAGCAAATAAAGAATTAAGTGGCATATATATCATATCAGATATATGTCATTACTTGACACCTAAGGCATGTTTAACTAAAATGACATTAGTTAGAGATTCTTACGGTAGAAAACCAAGATAGGTTAATTAAATGGATAACATTCAACAACATATTGACAATGATAAAATGATTCTTGATGATCCTACTATTTCTCCACAAAGGCGTCGCCATACTGAGGAAGAATTGAGGGATCTAGAGGCATATCAACAACGTCACCCAGAAGATGACCATGATCCTACATCATTGGAATTATATTGTGACTCTCATCCACATGCATTAGAATGTAAAGTATATGATGATTGAATAGATGACATTTTCACATTCTGCTGCTTTAGATGTACCTTACAACTTTCTTAAAGATCCACTTGTAAAATATTGGTGGGAAGGTATTGTTGCGCCAAGAGAAACATGGAGCACTGATTCTCAAGAAAAAGGAATTACAAATCCTAAACAACTTGAAAATTGGGGAAAAAGAGTAAAAGTCAGGATACAAAATGTTCATCCAGCTGATAAAAAACTTCTCCCAGATGATCAACTTCCATGGGCAGAGGTTAGAATGGGGTCTGCTGGAAGTGGTCATCAAGGAGCTGGTTTAATTGGTGGAATAACTCAGGGGTCTAGAGTTTATGGTATTTGGGGAGATATTTCAAAATTAAATAATCCTATAATTTTAGGTACTTTAGGGAATAACGAAGAAGTTCCTATTAAAAGAACTCAAGGTCAGAATGGATTTGAATCTTATAGTGGGTATGGAGAAAAAGATATTGTAGCAGCTTTTAATGTTCCATTAGTAAAAGGTCTTCCACTAGAAACAACATTTAATGCAAACCTTTGGGGAATAAGCGATAAATCTGTTGTTCAAGAATATACTTTTGGTGTTGCATCCCCTACAGACTGTGAAAAAATTCCATTAACTGGAATTATGAAGTCTATGCAGGAGTTGATTCAAAAGATTGAAAAGGCTCAAAAACAATTATCAGAGTGGGAATCTTCTGCTCAAGGATGGATTTCTGATAAGCAAAAATGGATTCAGGAAAAAACTCAAAAAGCACAAGAGTTTATTGCTGAAGGTTTAAAATGGGTATTTAAAGAAATCCGTAAATTTGTCGAAGAGAAAATTAATAAAGAAACTAAAAAATTATATGAGAATATAAATCCACCCGATAGAGACAAAGCCAAAAAAGGGCATGATGCCCTCATGGAGTTGATTACTTGTCTATTTAATAAATTGATTTCAAATCTTTTTAAGATGATTGGTAATTTTCTTAATCAAATCTTTAATCGTTATATCAATGTTCCTGCTTGTGCTGTTCAAAATTTTGTTGCCGACTTATTAGGAAATACAATTGGAAGAATCGCAGGTGCTGTTGATTCTATTATTAGTTCTGTATCTGGTTTAATTGGAGGAGCATTCAGTATTGCTAATTCAATTTTAAATCTTTTAAAAGCATTGGCTGGATTTTTTGCTTGTGAAGAAGAACAGGAGTGTCCAGAAACAAAAGAATGGAATATTTTTGAAGGTGGGAAACCAGCAGCAATTTTTGATATTAATTCCATTATTAATTCTGCTCAAGGAATAGCATCTCAAGTTAGTGGATTGGTTGGTAGTGCGACTGGTGTAGTTGATACTATTGCAGCAGCAGTTGATTTTAGTGGATTAATTAATAGTGCAATTAGTGCAACAAGTGGGTGTAATGTTGGTCCTGTTTTTTGTGGTCCTCCAACTGTTACTTTTTGGGGTGGTGGTGGAAGTGGTGCAAGAGGAAATGCAATCCTAAGTGCAACAGGAGACATTTTAGGAGTTGATATTATTGCTGGGGGATCTGGTTATACTAAAGCTCCTTTTATAGACATTAGTGATAATTGTGGTAAAGGTTCTGGGGCGTATGCAACTCCAATTATTGCACCAGATGGAGGAACAGATCCAAATACTGGACAACCAACTTATCAAGTTGTTAATGTTGCTGTTCCTAGTCCTGGAGCAGATTATCCAACAAGACCTAATGGAGATTTGGGTGGTGATGGTAGGGTCTGGGCACCAGCTGAAAATACTGTGATTAGGACTCCCGATGGAAGATGGGAACAATATCCACCAGGAACAGAAATTCCTCAAAGAGAAGGTGATGTTGTAATTAGACCAGAAGATAAGCAAATATTGGAAGGTGTAGCGCCTGTGATTGGACTTACTCCTCCTGGATTTGGTGGTGATAATCAAAATGATGCTGGGTTGCCTCCAGAAAATCAAATTGGAAATGCTACTGGAATCACAGCAATACCTGGAACAGGTACTAATGGTGCAACAGAACTTGATGCATTCCCAGTAATTAATATTGGAAGTTATCCAGCAATCTTGTATATTTGTGATTTGGTTATTGAAAATGCTGGAATTAACTATTCTTCAGGAGATAAAGTTGTTATTGAACCAAATTCTGGTGCAGAAATTGAAGCTACATTTGGACCATTTGGTGTTTTAACCTCTTTGAGAATTATTAATTCTGGAAATGGATTTGTAGAAAGACCAGAGATTTACATTAAATCTGAGACAGGATATAATGCTGTTATTACACCAGTTTTTTGTGTAAGAAGAATTGGGGATGACACCGAAGGGACATTAACAGATGAGCAAAAGTTTAAAGTTATCAGAATTGTCGATTGTGTAGGAAGAGTTGATTAATGGGAAAACCACAACTTCATAACCCAATAGAATTGGGAAGCAATTACGGGCATTTAAAACTAGGTCATATTAATATGAATAACACCTATGCTGGTGTTATGTTGAGAAATGGTCATCCTGGACAACCATCAGAACATTATATGATGTTTATGTCTTCTGGAAAAATGACGGGATCTACGATTAATCGTTGTCCTGGTGTTTATCAAATTATGTGTGGTGAAAAACCAGTAGATAATACTTCTTTTATTTTAAGAGCTTCTGATGGTGATATTGTTATTGCTGCTCCTTTAGGCAGAATTAGGTTTGAAGCTAAAAATATTGATATGATTGCTAATGGTAGTGGCAATAAAAGTGGATATATTAATATTGAATCAAATGAAAAAATTAATATTAGATCAAAAAATATAGAAGTAAATGGAGATTCTGTAGCAAAATTCCTTTCTTCTGGCGTAATGGAAATAGTTGGTAATGGAACACTAAACTTTTATGGTGGATTGATTGATTGTGCAGATTCTTGTACAACATTGAAAAAATCTAAAGGTATATCTGATTTTGAGGAACAACAAAAAGGTGGAGGATTTATTTAATGAAAGTACCTGATTTAGAAGTTAAAAAAACATTATATGTTGGTGTAGGAGATCCTTCCCTTGTTTTGGGTAAAGGACCGCTTCAAATTAGAGGTGGTTCATTTATGGAAGGTCCTTCTGTTTTTGGCGCAATTCCATCATTCCTTACTGCTACAGTAATGATTGGAAAATGCAATAATTCTGATTTGTTTAAACCACCATTAATACCTGGGGCATTGTGTACAGGAATTAATAATCCATATTCTCTTGCTGTTACTGGATCAACTGCATTTTTAGGCGTTGTTGATACAAACGCTAATGTAAATGTTGGTGGCAATTTAATTACTCAAGGTGAGGTTATGTCTCGTTGTGGTGGACATATTCTTTCCGCTAAAAAGAATTTTGATATCCCTCATCCTACAAAAGATGGATGGAGACTTCGCCACACTTGCCCAGAAGGCCCATCTAATGATGTATACATAAGAGGTAAATTAAAGAATTTAAATATAATTGATCTTCCAGATTATTGGAGAGAATTGGTAGATGTTGATTCAATTACAGTTTCTATTACTCCAGTTGGATCTCATCAAAGTATTATTGTTCAGAAGATAGAAGATAATAAAATATATCTTCACGCTGCAAAACCAATTGATTGTCATTATCATGTTTTTGGTGAACGCAAAGATGGTGAGAGATTGATACCAGAATATCAAGGTCAAACTCCTGCAGATTATCCTGGTAATAATGATGAGTATTCTGTATCTGGATATCACTATGATACGAAGAGGTAATTATGGCAGATGAAAAGTTTATTTTAAAGAATACGAATAAATCAAATTGTAAAGACGAGGGTATTACAGGACCATTTTCTTCAAAATATGATTATATTTTGAAGTCAACAACTGGTGACCCAGATTATCCAGTAGAAGCATGTACCCCTTGGATACATTATAATGTTAAAGTTGGTAACCTAAAAGCAGATGCTCTTGTTCAGGGACAAGACGTTAAAACAGCATCTGTCGGGTCTTTAAATGCAAAAGCTGCTGTTTGGGATGCTAAGAAATCTTTTGATATTCAACATCCAACTAAACAAGACCATCGTCTCAGATATATTTGTCTTGAAGGTCCTACTGCAGATGTTTATTTAAAAGGTAAACTTGTCAATGAGTCTTACATCCAATTGCCAGATTATTGGAAAGATTTTGTTGATATGGAAACTTTAGTTATCAATTTAACTCCTAATGGACACTGGCAAGAATTGTTTGTTGATAGGATTGAATGGGGAGATAGAATATACGTTAAGAATAATGCAGGAACTGCTATTAATTGTGATTATGTTGTTTTTGGTGAACGGATTGACACCACCAAAAATATTTCTGAGTATCGTGGCTTGACACCAGCAGACTATCCAGGTGATAATAGAGAGTACAATATTAACGGTAAGTAATGCACCGAGTACATGAAGCATTCCCTCTGATTGTTTATCAGGGAATGGTGGAGTCCCAGGATAAAATTAAGATTTACTTGGAAGAACTTCGTGATTATTGGTTTGATGGTTATCAAAACGAAAGTCCAGAGTATTCTGGTAGGATTTTTGCACACCAAAATGAGATTTATCGTCCATTTTTTGAAGAACTTCGCAGTCATGTAGATAATTATTTTGGATATCTTAATGTGGACTATTCAAAACTTGATTATCATATCATCAAGTCTTGGGTTGGATACCATAAAGATGATGATACACCATCAATTAAACCCCATAATCATAATGCATCAGATTTGAGTTTTGTTTATTATGTTAAAACTGATGAGACTTCTGATAAATTTTGCGTAGCACAAGAAAAAAATCCTAATGAATGTGTTGGTGATATGTTCACTGAGGCACTACAAAAGAATTTAATCACTGGATATAATCGTTATAATTGTAATGTTTATAGTATTACCCCTATCGAGGGTAGTGTAGTAATTTTTCCAAGTAAAATTGGGCACTTTACTCAAAAGTTTACTGAGAGAAAGGGTGAACGTCTTGTGATTCCTGGTGATATTCGTGTTACTTTAAAACCACAAAATCCAGATTACCATCAGGGTTCTACACATCCTTCTCAATGGTTACAACTTTGAGAGGGTCGTGTTTTTTATAAATGTTCTGGACCTCAGACATCCAAGGTTCATCTCTCATCTTCCAATCCATATCATAATCTAATGTGATATGTTCAGAACCAATATACCTATCGATGTATGATTTGATTAGGGTTTCTCCCAAGGAGACATCACCCCAATCATTATCATGCATCTCTTTTGTTTTTTCATACAATTTAAGATATTTTTTCATCCAATATCCATTTCCATGTGCAAAGTAATCCACATATGAATCTTCTGGATTGCATGGACCTGGATGAACCTTCCACACAGGCAAAACCAAGTCTTTATTTGTTTGAAGGTGAAAGTTTTTTATAGAGAAGTCTGCTCTGCATTTAATTACAATATTATATTCTCTAGGATCAAATATTCGTAATCCCAGATAATTTGTATACCATTGTCTTAATATTCTATATGACCATTCTCTTCCATTTATCTCTAATCCATTTGATTTGAATTTAAATTCTGGAAGAGTTTCTTTATCTCTAAACAAATAATTTTTTGGATTATATTTCTTTATTATGTCATCTACATCTATCTGAACTATATCAGAACCCATGTAAAGTTCAGAATAACTGTAAGAACTGATGTATACATCAGTTGAATATTTGTCAATAATATTGGTTTTTATGTTTTGGAAGTGGTTCTCCCAATTCCTCATATATCCAGTTAATAATAGAGCAACTTTCACAATAAATATAGAAAATACATATAATGATTTATGGGAATTGTTGTAACTAAATTACAAGAAGATAAGGAAACTCTTTTAAGGCAAAATCAAATATTGCCACAAAGAATTTCTATTGCCTCTTCTTTAAGAGATGCTTTTAATGGACCATCTGCAAATGCTGCTCAGCAAAGTTTAAATACTGTAAATGCTGCAAATGCAATTAAAGTCCAAATTGTTGCTATTGGTGGGAATACTGGTTTATTAACGACAAGATATGGTTCTAGTACGGCAAATATTAGCTCTCAATATGGAAGTGTTGTATCTGGAGTAGGAACTGCTACTGCTTCATCTTTAGGTATTGTTGGATTGGGGTCTGTAATTATTGCATATGGGACAATTACAGCAGATGTTCTTAAATCTTATGATTACCCAAAAATTTCTGGAGGAAATTATGGGTCCGACTATCCATTTAATGGAGAGGGATATGTCACTGTTACATCTTCTAATGTTGGACTTGGTGTAAGCACAAGACTATTTCAAAATGGTGGATCTGAGTTAGGAAAGGTGTTTGATATTATTGGTCCTGCAGTAGATGTAAGTTCTCTTATATCTCAATATAATTCTGGAATTGGTACAGTGTCTTCTCAGAATAGTATTGCTACAGCAACACAAAAGATAAAAGGAGAATATGAATTGCAAGTTTGGGGTCTTAACAGGCAACTGCAAGAAAATATTGAAAGATTAACCGAACTCAATGAGGCTCTTGGTTATGCCAATGATCCAGCATACGGTGGACCTTGGTAGGGGGGGTTGACACCTCAGAACCAATGCCCTATAATATAAGGGTAATCAGTTGAGGGGTCGCCCAAATCTCAGTTTAGATCTCTTAATGATTACATCTGCGAATGTGGTGTAGCGGTAACATCCCATCCTTCCAAGTTGGTGTCACGGGTTCGATCCCCGTCATTCGCTTCCCCTTAATTGGGGATTTACAAACTTAATACTTATGAAAACAAAACCACTTTATATTGACCTATTTGAAATGCCTGTAAAGACAACTCCAGAGAATGTCAAGGAAGCAAACAAAGGTCTCTTCAATTGTACGATGACACTTCCTGCTGCAGCAAAACACTGTGGTATGACCCAAAAAGAAATGAAAATGACTTTTAGGGAATATTTGAAGTATCATCCACCCACTTACAAGGTGTAAGTTCTTATGGGAGCGTGGTGGAATCGGTAGACACACCAGACTTAAAATCTGTCGGGCATTGCCTGTGGGGGTTCAAGTCCCCCCGCTCCTACTGGAAGGAATATTAAAGGGATTGAGTATAACTCTCCGCCTTCCTTAAACTAAATATAAAGAAACGGTGTAGAGAATGAAGCTTAGAATCACCAAAGCTTATTGCTGGCATTCTCCAGAAATAAATATAAAGAACGTTGTTATGATGTACTTTGTTAATTCTATACCGTTCACTTGGGATGATTTAACCGAAGAGGAAGAAGCAGACCCATCTACTATTATTGAAGCTAATAATAACCTTACATATACTGCAGAAGATTTATTCAGAGCTTCTGCATACTTAATAATGGAAGAAGCACATCCGTGTTTTTTTGAAATGGATTTAGAAAATCCTGAGGTTTTAGCAGAACTAGATGATTATTAATGCCCTTGTAGCTCAGTGGTAGAGCAACGGTTTTGTAAACCGTTGGTCGCTGGTTCAAATCCAGTCGGGGGCTTAGACTAAGAATAGATATGCTTATATTTGACGCTACTCACAATCAATATGATATGAACAAATATCCTTTTGGGGATATTTTGTTATCTCTAGTTCAAAAATATTACCCAGAAGTAAAAGATCTTCAATATCTCCATGAACATGTATCTTCAAATTCTATTGGAGAACTAGTAAAACATTTAACTAAAGATCTTGTTGATACTGATTTTTATATTTTATTTGATAGGATGGTAGAAGAATATGTTGTTCCGCAGTTAAATACTGATATTCTTATACAAAAATTTGGTAATATTAGGGCAACAATTCCCAATCAAGATAAGAATGGGACTGTTCTTCCATTCCATCAAGGTAGATGGGTTGGTAATGGTCTCGGATTAAGAACTGTTTGGTTACCTTTTACAGAAACTTTTGATACAAATTCACTCCAAATTATTGGAATTGATAAGAGTAGAGAAATTACTCGTATGTCTGAGAAAGAAAAATGGTCTCATGAAAAACTAGAAGAGGTTTGTACTCAAGAATGTTATCCAGTAAATATGTCTCCTGGAACATTTTTACTTTTTACTCAAGAAAATATTCATGGTGGAGTACCA